GGCGACTTTTCGGGCAATGCGGCCGGCCCATATGTGTTCCGTGGGGGGATTATTTTGTTTGGCGGGTCAACGCCCGAATTGTTGGGCGGCGCGACCAGCGCCAAAGTCGGTGGCCTGATCGTCAAGGGCGATGGGACGCTGCTATAAACAGGAAACAGGATATTAAAAAATCTGGCCGCCGTACTCTCTGGTTTCCGTTGCGCCGGCAATGGTAGAACTCCCTTTTAAGATAATAGCCCCGATGCTTCCGTTGCCATTGCCGCTCCACAGAGAGACGGTATTGTTGGAGCCGGTGGTGCCGGAATTGAGGTACACGATTGATCCAACAGCATAGACGGCACAGAATTGATTGGATATGGTACACGATCGTATGAACACCGCGCTGCTGCTGTTTATCCACAATGCTGGAGTATTATGCTCCCTGTTATCTGTTTTGCAGACCACATTTTGCAATGATACTATGCAGAAGTTACTAATATATATGGTGCTGTTGTCACGGTTTCTTCCATAGATTTCCATATCAAAAACGCTGATATGGGTATTACATTGATAAATTGTCATAGATTTTACCTGCACCGCGGAGGCCCCATTTTCGTTTTGAGCGCACTTAACATGTACCCCGCCCCCTTGTATATTATTAAACACTATGTCCTCGTCATACGTTCCTGCGCCTATGTGTAAAGTAATCCTGAACTCTAAGATGTGGCCTATGCTGTTTATGGCCCGCTGAATCGTCAGGTAGGGGGCCGTCTCTGATCCATCCCCCGTCTCATCACTCCCGGCCTTAGCTACGTAGATATCCGATCTGGTGGTTTTTGACACCTTATTGGACAAAGCCGCACCTACGGGGTTAGTCGGTTTGACCAGCTCCGCCCCGAAAAACTCCGCCGCCCGGGCCAGGGACAGCCGCCCGGTCCCCGCTGCAGCGGTATCCGCCAGTAGGGAGTCGGTGCCCAGGATGGACGAGAGCTGCTGCAGCTCGTTTGTTTTAATACTCATAATGCAATCCTCCTATAAATGTCCGGATGGTACACCGCCTGAATCGGCGTTCCGGAGGATGTCAGCAGGTCCTCCCCGGAGGCCGTGGCCAGCGGCAACGTCAGTTCATTGGTCATGATAGAGTGGGTCAGCCGGTCAATGGCGTCCTGGAGGTCGATAGAGGTCACCAAGCCCGGCGAGGCGGTGATGTTGACCTGAAGCTCACCGGAAACCACCAGCACAAGCGGAAAGCTCCAGATGCTGGCCGGGAAGCCGCTGCTGTACGCCGGGACCGGCTGGCGGTAGTCCCCCAGGGTGGCGTAGAGATAATCCGTCTCTTGGCCTGTCTCCGGGTCCTCCGCCCACACCATGAACTCCGACAGGATGAACGCGCCCGCGTCCTGGTGGTCCTGGTTGGAATACTGGACGGTCAAAAACAGCCGGTCCTCCTCATGCCGCCGGTCTGTGATAGCGGCGTCCGCCGCATAGCTGACGAGCCCATGCTGCAGCGCCAGGTCTGCATCCCCGTCAATGAGCCCGCCGCCCACCGCCGCACGGGTCAGCTTCAGCGGCTTTTGCAGGTCCATGCACTTCGCCAGCAGCGCCCGCCCGTGGGTGGTAATTTTGTAGCCGTAGTCCAAATTGATTCCACCTTTCATAATTCAGGCACAGGTATTCGAGCAATTGTTCCCATTGTTCCACCTATGTAGAGCACAGAGGAAGTTGAAGAACAAACGATTGTGGCCTGTCCAAGCGTCTGATGTGACGGTTTTCGGGCTTTGATAGCTTTGACAACATCGGCTAAATTTGTACCCGGTATTGCTCCGTTGACAACAACAGAAAATGTATAGCCATCCACGTTTTCTGTTACAGTGGTCTGTCCGCCTGTCATATCATCAATGATCCGCTCCATCCGAGCGGGATTCATAGGTAGGCGAGCGCCACGCTTTATAGTAATGTTCAGCCGTCTGTTATCCAGATTATCACTCGGCTTTGGCACGATGGAATAGCGCCGTTCCCAATATTCAACGGTCCATGTAGCACACTCCGGGAAAATCTGCTGGCGCAGTTCTTCGAAATAGGCCCTGGCCTCTCCCATCTCCATGCCCATAATCTCAAATATCCATTTTCCGACGTAGGACCTGTCATAGATAGGAGAAATCCGCTCCATCATGCGAATAGCGGTCTCATTAGTCGGGAAATGCTCCAAGTCGATTGCCACTACTCGCCCACCTCCCTCGGAATGCCCAAATCAATAGAGACGGTGCCAGGGTACTCATCCAGGGCAATGGCAATATTCTCGATTCCGCCGTTCATGGTCAGACGGGTGAAGTCGTAGATTCCGGGGGTCTGGGTAATGATGGCATGGACGTGGATGTACTGCACCAAGCCCTCGGTCTTTGCCTTGATGTAATACTGTTGGATGGCAGCAGTGATGCTGTCATCCACTGTGGCGGCATCGTAGCCGTCCTCCAGGGTTGCGCTGAGGGAATAGGCAATCTCCTTTATAACCGGAGCTACAACGGTGAGTATGGCACCAATAGGCGCCTTCCTGTTGAGTCGGTCATCCGGCGACATGATGTGGTTATAGACCAGCTCCAAAATGTGTTCGTTGGCGGGCTCCCCGTTGGAGTCCAGCACCACCAGCTTTACGCTGTTCTTTACAGCCGGGTCCCAATTGGCAATGACAAACGACGCCCCCACGCCAAGGACTTCCTTGGACCAGCGGATATAGTCCGCATCGCATCCGACAAAGCCGGTGTCGAGTTCCTGCTCAATCTCCATAATGCGAGCCCGGAGGCTGTCATCGCTTTCCGCCACTGTGCCGCCAGAGGCTTTTTCCGGGTTGCTTATGGCAGTAATCCCTCGCATGGGTGTCGCCATCAAGGTAATGGCACCAGCAGGCACATTCCCGCTAGTGCCGGGCAACACAGCCAGGACACCAACGATGGCTTTTCCACTCTCGCCAATCTCTGTCTCCGCTTCGGTTTGAAACTCAATAGCGGGTTGAGAATTGACCGAGGGTACTGCAAAGGCAAAGCCGGCCGGAATCATGGTGCCCGGAACACCCTCAACTTCCAGCTTAGCGTAGGCGTACCCGGCAGTTCGGCGGGTCAGGCAGACCCGTTTGGCATGCAAGTCAAGATACTCGCCATAGGCCCACTCCGGAAACATAATTTTCAGTGTCTCCACCAGATAGAATTGCAGGAGCTCTGCCTTCTCCAGCGCCGTGGGTTTTGTAAAGTCCCATGGAAAACCACCCTCAGTGTTGTCAATATCTGGCGGAAGCCTCTCCATCATCCTCTGGTGGATCGTTTCCGCATCCTGGTTCTTCAGCCAGTCCGGTATGATAAATTCAGCCATGTGTTCACTTCCTGTCACAATGGGATTTCAACGTTGACGATTTGTTCCTCCCAATCCTGTCCCTTGACATTGAACGTACAGCTCAGGGTTTCATTCCGCCAGAAAAAGACGTAGTCCCGGACATACTCGGTCTTGGGATTTACCATGAGAGCCTCATTAATCGTGCGTTCGACGGCACTCTCCACCGCCGCTCGGTCCGCTTGGGAAAGGGCATCGATCATCTCTGTGCCTATGTCTGTGGTATAGGAGAGACAGGTGAACCGTTCTGTCATCACCGTCTTCAGGCACCATTGGCGGTATGCCTCCCGACCGTCAGCAGGGACCATGTTGCCGGAGCCATCCCGGGGGAAGTCACCAATCGCATAGTCAAAGTATACGCTGTGCCGATATTTCCGCTCTTTGGCTGCGGTCAGCACATTGATCTCAGGTACCGGAAATACCGGGAACAAGGTTTCTGCCATCTGCTTCTCTCCTCTCTCAAAGGACCGTGGCGGGGAGTATCAGGTCGACCACCACGGCATCATTTTGTACCCAGGCCACGAGGACACGATCTCCCGGTTTCAGTTTTCGCATCTTCTCCGGGATCAGCACATGATGCTGGTGCATTCCGTCCGAGCTGTCCCCGCTAACAGTCCGCTGAGAGGGGATCGACGGGTCCGGTGCAGCTGAGGTGGCCTCGCCCACGGTGCCGGTAACTGTGCCGCCGTGGGAGGAGCAGGTGAGATTCATCGTGTGGTGGATGTGGGAGCCGCTGTGCGGAAGGCCGATATCCTGGGTTTTCGCCAGAATATCGTGTGTCGGCCCCAGGGTGAGCTGGCGGCAGACCATATAATCCGACTTTGGAATGGGGATGGGATAGGTGTTGGTCAGCAGACTGTAGTCCGGCTGGATCTCTCCAAAATCGAGAAGGAGGGCGCTGTTGGCGTCCTGGTTCTGCCGGATGCGGCCTTGGATGGCCTGCGCCAGATGGTTGATGCCGGGGTTTCCCTCTGCAGGATTCATGTATGCTCCCTCCTTTACGCTACGGGGACAACGCCCATGGTCATGGTGGCGGTGGCGGCATTATGCTGAATCGACTTGATAATGAAGTAGCCCTCTCTCGTCCGGGTTTTGGCATGGATTTTGTCACCCTTTCGGACGGTAGGCACATCCGGGGCCTGGAAGCTGATGGTGTTTTCAGGCTCCCCATTCTCATCAAGTATCTTCTGAGCCTCTGCCTTAGCGGTACCGAGATCATCATCCTCCTGGCGGTTATAGATACGCTGCCGGATTCCGAACTCGGTCCTGCCGTCAATGATTGCCTCTGCGGGCTGCCGTCCCTCTGCATCCTCCTTGCCCACCACCTTGACACGGGTGATGAGGTTCTGGGTGCTGATGGCATCCTTGGTGACGGTCATGGTGTCCTCGTCGAAGTGATAAATGGTCTCATTGCTCCCCAGCTTCAGGACGCTGGCCGCACCCTTACTCGCCCGCACGACGTATTTCTCCGCACCATGCTTTACGGCTGTGTCCAGAAGGTCCATGATGATATCCGCCAGGAATTCGTTCTTATACAACGTCTTGGCGTGGGCCACATCCGGCCCTGTGTACTCCCCGAGGGGAATCCCCCAATCGCTGAACACCGCCGAAATTGCGGCTTTTGTACCCGTCCCGGCGGTAATATAGCGGTTGTCCTGGCTTTTTTGGAGATTGAACAGCTCGTCATAGGCCAGAACGGCGAACGTGTCAGAGCTGCCGCTGTTGCTGGTGTCCCAATCCACGATGGTCCCGCGGGCCACCTCGTCGGTGCCATCGCCCCAATCGGCAATAATGGCGGTGATGCAGCCGGGCTTGATTAGCTGGGAAAGGGGCCGACCCTGGTATTTAGCATTGTGGACAGTGAAGGAAAGCCGCATGGAAATCTCCCCCTCGCCCTCCTCCCAGCCCAGGTCTTCAGCAGCTCGGGAAATATCCAGCTGGGTGCCGTCCTCCAGGATGGCCACCAACTTATAGGTTAGCTTTCGGATATCGATCATGGCGGCCTCCTTACGCGGGGAGCGTGAACGTCTGGCCGGGGTAGATCAGGTTCGGATTGCTGCCGATGGTGTCCTTGTTCAGCTCGTACAGCTCCTTATACCGGCTCCCATCCCCCAGAAACTTCTTGGCGATGTTCCATAGGTTGTCGCCCTTCTTCACTGTGTAGGTCGTAGCCGCTGCCGCCGCAGGCTCCGGCCGGGTGGCCGTGGTGCCGTTTTCGTTGGTCTTGGCGCTGGGCATGATGTTCAGCTCCGATGTGGTGTAAATCTTGATCTCCTTGTTCTCAACAAAGGTCACATCGTAGGAAACGTCGCCACAGCCGCCGGTGGGTGTCCCGGTGTAGTCGCTGACCATGACCTCATGGTTGATCCATGTTTCCGTGATCATCAGAATCAGGACCGTTCCGTTCTTGCGCCACCGCTCAAAGATGCTCTCCATCTCCTTGGGAGCTTTCCAATGGTGGGCCTTGATAAAGCCGGCCGATTTCCGGCTCTCGCCGGGGAAGGTGCCGCTCCAGGAGAACGAAAGGAGCTTCGTTCCCCTGTGGAGCTTCACCTCACCCACGTTGATGATGTCATAGCTTTGGAACTTGGCGCTACCCTTGTGCTTCACCTTTTCCGGGAGCATGGCAAGGGCGATACGGGTCCCGGTTTCTTTCTCGGTGATGTAAACGTCCACTTACACGCCTCCTTTCACCGGCATATTGGCAAACACACGGGCCAGCCGCTCCGCCAGCTCGTCGCCAATATCGTCCACCATCTCCTTGATGTGAGCCTTGATGATGGCGATGATGGTATTCTCGTCCATCCCGCTTTCCTGTGCCTCAATGACGAATCTCGGGCTCAGTTCAAGATGAACATATACTTTGGCGGGAACTCCGCCGCTGCTGATAGAGGTGATGGGGACCTCCGTGTCCTCGGTTTCCCCAACGATACCACCGTCAGCATAGGGACGCACACCCAGGGCTTGCCCGGTCTGCTCCCAGAGGTCGATGCCCCGGCCCCGCTTGGAGGGGGACAAGGGGATAATGCTTTCCGCTCCGGCTTCGGCCACGATGCCCATGTGGGGCTTCGTCATAATGCCACCCCAGGCGTGGGGGGTAGGTGCAGTGGCATCCGAGTAGCCGGAGCCGAAGGCCCCGGTGATCTTATCCCAGACCCCTCCAAAGAAGCCGGAGATTTTCTCTCCGATACCTCCCCAGAAGCTGTTCCATTCCTCCGGCAAAGTTTCTGTAAAAAATTTCTTTGCGCTGGTGAGGCTGCTGTCGATCCAGGACGGGATGGTTTCTGTGAAGAAATTCCCGACACCCGTCCAGAACTCCGTCCACCTTGTGGGAAGTGTCTCAGTGAAGAACTTCACTGCTCCCGCTTTCACGTCCTCCCACCAGGCCGGAATCGTTTCCGTAAAGAACACGCCGATGCCGTCCCAGAACTCAGTCCATTTCTGCGGAATGGTGACTGTGAAGAAGTTGATGGCTCCGGCTTTGACATTTTCCCACCATGCCGGGATACTCTCGGTGAAGAAATTCCCGACACCTGTCCAGAACTCACCCCATTTAGTTGGGAGCGTTTCGGTAAAGAACGTGGTCACTTTGCCCGCCGCAAAGCCGAGGGCATAGGGGACGGTTTCCGTGAAGAAGTTCCCCACGCCATCCCAGAACTCGCCCCATTTGGTGGGTAGGGTTTCTGTGAAGAATCCGCTGATGGCCGCTCCCATATTGTTGAGCCAGCCACCCTCGTCCAATGCGTCAGACAGTGCCTGACCAATCTTGTCTCCGAAGCCGAGGGCCCCCAGGCCGCCCATACCGGCCCCCACGAGGGCTCCGACGCCGGTGCCGACAACAGGTACCACCGAGCCGATAGCGGCTCCTGCAGCGGCTCCCGCGCCTACCATTCCTATTTTAGAGCCGCCGGTCGCATAGGCGGTCTGCGCTTCCTTGCCGGAGGTCTTTGTGCCGCGGAAAATATCAATGAGGCCGCTGATGATGCCAGCGCCGCCCAGCAGGCCGCCTCCGATGGCCGCTGTGCCCGCTGCGGCCGCCCCTACGGCCGTGGTTGCCCCAGAACCCAAGGCCCCGCCCACGCCGCCCAGAGTGCCGCCTATGCCGCCGTTGACAGCAAGCAGCGTTCCGTCTGCGCCTACGACAGAGGACTTGGAGCCTACCTGAAGCAGTCGGCCAAGCCAGCCGGAAGCCGAGGTAAGACCACCTGCCGCCGTAGCTCCGCCAGTTCCGCCGGGGAGTGCCGGTGGAGTACCACCTCCCCCTGGAAGGGCCGGGAGCCCGCCCATGGCGCTCCGCCCAACAGTACCGGCCGCATTGGCGGCATTGCTGGCCATATTTCCGTAGACATTGACCACGCCTGCCGTCACCCGCATGGATGTAGTGGCGTAGCTGCTGCCCATGGCACCTGCCATACCACCTGCGCCGCTTCCTTTGCCGAGTATGCCTTGGATGGTGCTGACCAGGCCGCGGGCCTGCTGCACCCCCTTGGCTATACCGCCGATCAGCTTTCCGCCCAGAACAATGCCCAGAGCGGCGACGGTGCCTTTATGTTCGCTGGCCCAATCTTTCAGAGCCGTTGTAATTTGCTCTGTGTCAAAGCCAGCCCTGAAGCCCTCAATAAAGGCGCCTCCGATGGCCTTTCCGTCCGAAATGACTCCTCCGGTGTCAATGCCCAGGAGGGCCAGCAGACCAGCGGTAATGCCGCTACCGATGGTTTTGCCCAAGTCGCCCATGAAGCCGGTTATTTTCGCCTTGCCGGAGCCGCTCCACCACTCGCCGAACGGCTCTGCAACAATCTTGTCCCAGGCGATTTTGAGCTTGCCCCAGATGTCGGCATTGGCCCAATCCTCACCGCTCGTGAAATCAGCGATGGTACCCTTAAGCCACGAAACCTTACCCTCGATAAAGTCCAGAGCCTTGCCAGCTGCTTTTTCGACATCAGGCATCTTGCTTGTAATGAACTGCACGAACTGGCGCAAATATGGGTTCAGGCGCTCACCGATGGAGATTTTGACTCCCTCGACCGCACTTTGCAGTAGGGTCATATCGCCCGCCAGGTTGTCGAGCATGGTGTCGGCCATCGCCGCCGCGGCACCATCGCAATTCTCAATGGCCTCAGTCAGCTTGTTATAATCCTCTTCAGTCGCGTTCAGCATAGCAAGCAGACCGGCCTGCGCCCTCTGACCTGCCACGGTGTTAGCGAAGTTGATCTTCTGCTCCTGGGTCATGTTCTTGGTGGCTGCTCGCAGTTCCCTCAGAACGTCGCCATAGGCCCTGGCGCTGCCGTCAGATTTATAGAAGCTGATGCCGAGGTCCTCAATAGCATCCCTCGCACCGTTGGTATTGGTTCCAAGCCGGGTGAAAATGGAGTTGAGCTCAGTGCCGGCCTGGGACGCCTTAATGCCTGCATTGGCCATAAGGCCGATGCCAAGGGCCACGTCCTCAATACTGTAACCCAGAGCCCCGGACGCAGCTCCGACATACTTGAACGTCTCACCCATCATGCTGACGTTGGTGTTGGCGTTCGAGGATGCAACAGCCAGCACGTCAGCGAACCGGCCACTGTCTTTTGCTGTCATTCCAAAGGCAGTCAGCGCATCTGTTACGATGTCACTGGTGGTTGCCAAGCTCTCGCCGGAAGCGGCAGCCAGGGACATAATGCCTTCTATGCCGTTTAGCATATCCTCGGTCTTCCAACCAGCCATCGCCATATAGGTGAAGGCTTCACCAGCCTCCGAAGCCGTGAATTTGGTGGTGGCACCCATCTCCTTGGCCTTGGCGTTCAAATCCATCATCTGCTCCGCCGTGGCCCCGCTGATTGCTTTTACCTGGCTCATGGTAGCCTCAAGGGAGGCGTAGGTGTCGATGGTATCTTTAAGGCCGACGCTGATCCCAAGGATCGCGCCGGCCTGCAGTATCGGATTTTTCAGTATGTTGATGATCCCGCGCAAGGGAGCGGTGGCCTTATCAACAACGCTCATGGTGACTCGCCAGGCTTTCCCGGCCAGCCCCCGCACAGCTCCGGTGATAGTACCCACCACAGCGGAGACCTTGTCGATGGCCTCCAGCGCCACTTGGAACTTGGTGCGGTTCATCTTATCCAGCCGGTCTTTGGCCTGCTGGACCACCTTGTCAAAGGCGTTGATCTTCTTGGTGGCATTGCTCGCTCCGGGGTCCGTCTGATCCTCCACCACGACGGGGATTTCAATCCGATAGGTTTCAGCCGCCATCCGATTCCCCCCTTCCGTTGGTGTCGGCGGCTATTTGTGCCCGCATAGATGCCCGCATGAACACGCCGGTTCCAGGGCAGCTCATAGCCTCCTCGGTGGAGCGGAAGCCAGCGGCTGCGGCCCACGCCTCAAACCCCAGCTCACGAAGAATGTGGTGCAAAAGCGTTGATCTGCCGCCGGCCTCGATTAGTTTTTTACGGTTTCCTCCTCCAGAACGCTGTAACCGCTGATCTTGTCGATGAGGTCAATCACAGCGTCCTTCTCGCCTGCCTTCAGGACCCGGCCAATCAGCTCCACACCGGAGAGGATATCCAGCTTCCGCCACGCATCCCGGTTATCCCACAACTTCTCCCGGTCCTCTTTGACGGTGGCCTCATAGATGATGGCGCTCCGGTAGCTGATGGTGTCGGTCTTTTCCGGGATTCTGACGCCGAACTGTTTGTTCCGCTTGTAGGTGGTGTACCGCTCCTTGCACCTGTTGTACTCCCCTTCGGAGAGCGGCCGGATGCGGAATGTGAAGAAGACAGTTCCGTTTCTGGCGATTTCCACGGTCTTGGTCTCGTCGCTATCCTCCCGGAAGCCGGCGGCAGCCAGAAGCCCCCCCAGGATGTCGTCTTCATAGGTGCGGAGGGCCTGACTCTGCTCCTCCGGGGTCATTTTCTCCTCCATCTGGATCGCATCGGGATTCTCTTTGGACATGATTGTTCCTCCTATTTGAAAAGTGAGCCGCGCCACCTTTTCCGGTAGCGCGGTTACGTTTTGGTGTTCTATTGCCCACCCAGCAGAGCCTGAAGCTCCGGGGGCTCGTTGACAAAGAGGCTCCACGCCCGCTTGAGGGTGTCGCCAACGGAGAGGTTCTGAAGGTCGATGTCACCGCTGGGCACACACTGGCGATAGTTCATGCGCTGGTAGGTTCCGTCCCGGCCTCTGATGGAGCCCTGGAAGTTCCAGTCGGGCATGAACCCGCTGGCCATGCCGTCAAAGAGCTCCTGGATGAACCGCTCATCAGAGATCACGGTCTCGGTGAAGGTAAGGGTCACATTGTAGCCGGTGAACACTTCGTGCTCCTGAGCGTCGCCCAGGGGCTGGTACTTAGCGTTTGTGACGCTCACCTTGGTTTGAAACGTCTCAACAGTTGCCAGCATGGTGCCATCCTCCGCAAATAGGGCGCCATCCTTGCCGGACAGTACCTTGCGGACATCGACGGGGCCCCTATTGTTAAGCATCCTCTGTTTAGCCGTAGCCATATTCTATCCTCCTCCCTTATTCGCTGGTCTCGGGGGCGAAGCGATAACGGTACAGCAGGTAGACGAACTCGATGCTGTCGACATCATACACCGCGATGATAAACCATGCGCTGTCGCCCTCGGGCGGGTTGCTGGGGTCCTCCATCATGTAGCCGCCATCCTGGAGCTTGTCCTCCCGGAACATGAGCTTGATCAGCTTGTTGCCGGCGGCAATCACGGTGGCCCGACCGTCCGGGTCGTTGTTCGCCTTACCGATGATCTTCTCCAGGGTATTATCCATCCGCTGCATCAGCTCAAAACGGGTCTTGACGCGGCGAATTTTCTTCCAGCCCTCGTCCTGCTCCGCATTGGGGGTGATGAGGGTGTTGATGCCCTGCTCAATCCATACCTGACCGTCGTTGTTCTTGGTGAGGACAATGCAGCCGCTTTTCAGCGCCCGGATGATCTCAGTGTTGGTGAGAGGCTTGTCGAGGTCGATCATGTTAGTGACCACCTCGTGGGTCACGCTCTGGTTGGCAGGAGTGGAGGCGATGATGCCACCGATCCTGGCGGCGATCTGGTAGCCCTCGTATTTCCTCCCGGCCGCATCCACGGCACTGTTGAGAACATAGGTGATCTTGGGGTCATTGAAGGACTTAGCGATGGCCATGCGGTCCTCCAGCTCCTTGCTGGAGTCGGCCGCAATGGTACACATCGGGTAATTCCCGGCCTCGTACACCCGGTCCAGGTAGGCATCCAGGAGCATCTGGACGCTGATGGAATCGGTATCCAAGCAGATGACGTTATAGACGTAGGGTTCCAGCGCGTCGAAGGCGTTGCTGTAGTCGGCATTGGTAGTTGTGGGATTGGTGCCAGGTGTAAATTTTGCCTGGACGATCTCAGCCAGAGCCCCGGTCGCATTTTCCGCCGGAAGGAAGAAGAAATCCTTTGTGGCCTTTGCCATGGCTACCTTAAGGGCTGCGGGCTCATTCTCGCCAGGGTCAAAGGACACCTTCAAACACTCTGTGGTGCCCTCGTAAATGATGCACTCCCTCTGGTCCGTGATGATGCTGTTCCGGATGGACGCAGTAAAGGCCCGGTCGCCAACATAGGCCCCGGTAATGGTTCCCGCCTCCTCGCCGCCCTCCAGCTGAAGGGCGAGGGTGGGGACGGTACCGCCGGAGCCGACACGGACAAAGAAGCCACTGGTCAGGCCGCCGGTGAACATCTCGGTGATCAGGTCCTCAGTGTTCCCACTGCCGTAGATGGTGCTGACCTTCGTGGAGGGCTCGAACTCAATCACCTTGTTCAACGGCCCCCAATTGGCCCGGATCACGCCCGCGCCAATGCCGTTGATGGCCCCAGCAAGGCGGATGCCGCCCGCATTTTCATAGCGGTGGTATACGCCGGGGCGGGTTTTTCTCTCGCCAACGGTAAAAGTGCCGGCCATAGGTTAGCTGCCTCCCTTCTTGGAACCGGCGACAGGTGCGTTGACGAAATTATCAACGATCTCCTTCGCCTTCTCCTTGGTAGTCTTGGTGACCCCAGCCAGCCGCAGAGCTGCGGTCACACAGTCGGGGGAAACCCCCGGAAAAACGGTCTTGGCCCCCGCCGTGAGCTCCTCGACGGTATACTCAACGGCAGTGGGCGTGTTCTTAGCCCCAGAGGCGGCCACGGAGGGCTCGCCGCTAGGGGCGGATGTTTTCCTTGCTGCCATAAAAGCCTCCTTAAATTGCCTTGTAGTCGTTCATAAGCGTATGGGCATACTTCGGTCGGCGGAGCAGGCCAAAGCGGATTTGAAGGCGGAGCTGCCCGACGGTGAGCGGGTCCGCTGCACTGTCGGCCTTAATGCCCCGCAGGAACATGGGGGATGTGTCCAGCATGGTGACCTCCCCATCCAGAGACAGAACATCCACCAGAGCTTTCAGCCATTTCAGACGGATTTCCTCCGGCGCATAGATGTACCCGGCGATCATTCCGTCCATCCAGGCCACGGTGTTTGTCTCACGCTGGAGCTGAAGGGAGGCCAACCGGAAATAGAAAATCGGCTGGTCGATGGTGGCGGTTTGAAATCGCTCCAGCGTGTCTTTCCCAATAACCAGAGCGTCCGGAGCCCACCGTTTGACGTACTCGTTGATCGCCAAGATAGGGTCCGGGTCGGTTGTCTCCTGAACTGGGAATGCGAACAGGTCAAAAAGGATGGTGATCCCATTGACCAGCGTGGCCGGGTTGGCCTGGCTACGCCCCTCAAAGGCATCTGAGCGTACCCATGCCAGACTGTAGGGCGGGCTCTCATCCGGCTGCATGAACACGTCCCGCATCGACGCTCTCACCTCTGGCTCTAAATCCTCCGGCGGGTCGCATTGCTCGCTGCACCAGATATTTAGAGTCAGGACGCCGCAGGACTGGCGCTCCGGGTTGGCCTGCATATCCACGGTATAGTCGATCCGAGGATATTGGCGTTTTCCATTCCACCCGGCAGCAGTGTCCTCTGGGGCCGCCTGATAGAAGATGGCGGGAGCTTCGCCGTAGCGGGCCAGCTTCGCCGCGGGCCCGTCTGGGTCTGAGAGCCTAGTGTAAATCAGGTCCTCCAGCGTCACAGGTCAACGCCCCCCTCCGGCTCACCGTCAGGAAGTTCCTCCGGCGGGCCTTCACCTTCCGGGGGCGGCTCCGGTCCACCTTCAGCATCAATGGTTTCCAGGTCGGAGGACCACCGAACTTTCCAAAGGCCCGCAGCCACCTCCGCCGCCGCAATCGGGAAATAGTTGGACACGTTGCCCAGGCCAGGTAGGAACAGCACAGTGAGCCGCTCCTCGCTGACCGAGGCCAGGAGCCCGTTCCTGGGTTCTGGCCATGTATGGTATTGGGCCCGCACGAGGTCGCCCTTGTGGACAGCCTCAGTGTCAAAAGCCCGGATGCTGCCTCCTTTGATCAGCGGCACGACGGTCCTCCTTTCAGCTCAGATAGGGCTGGCCGAAGATAGCCTCGATCTCCGGCTTGGCCTTCTCAATGATTGGTTCCTCAAAGGGACGTGGCGCCATTTTGGGACTGCCCTCCTGAAGAATCGGGGCGTACTTGACATCGGTCCAGATGGCCGGATGAACTGTGACAACGCCGTTTTCCTTCTCGGACTGTGCGCGAGGCTGCCAGCTCCGGCGTAGGGTGCCAGAGCGAACAGCCGGGGGCTCGCCGGGGGCCGATGCCTGGTAGGTTGCCTTTTTGGTAAAGGGCTTTCGGTAGATTTTGCCGCCGCGCTGCCCACGCAGCACTTCCAAGGATGCGCTGCGGAGAGTATTTGCCGCCCGGTAGCCCCTGGACTTCGCCCCCTGGGATACTTGGCTAAACAGATCATTGATTTTCCCCTTCAGGTCGATTTCCATCTACATCGCTCCTCTCCTCGGCATAATAAATCGTCCAGAGCCCCAGCTCGCCCGGCTCATCCACCCCCTGAACGTAGAAAATGCGCCCACCATGAACGATCCGGTCCTTAGCTTTCGCTTTGGGATGGCCTTGCTGGGTGATGGTATGGGTGATGGGGTGGTCGAGCTGGCGGAACCGCTCAATCTCGGTGGGCTTCGCCTCTGCCAACACAGCTAGGAAGTGGACGGCATTTTCTTTGTCGAAAGTGCTTGTAGGCCGCCCCCTAGAGGTGAGGGTGGTAGTTTTGTTTTCTGCCCAGAAGTCCTTGAACAGGTTTCCGGGCCGAAGTCTGCCTGGTCTAAGGCAATTCAAACCGTTTCCCCCTCCCTGTGCCGCCCCGCTCCCGGTTATCGTGCATTCCCTCGTAGAAGTAATGCCGGGGGCTGATGGCCTGCGGGTGGGCGCTGGGGACGGCAATCATGGCATCTTCCGCCTTCAGCTCGTTATACATGGCCTTCCACGCCTCAGCCCGCTGCCGGAGCGAGAGGGAAAGGGGACCTACCTTGGTGTCCACCTCATACATAAACCCATGCATGATGCTCGAAAGTAGGGCCAGCTTGGCCTTTCGCCATTTGTTGGGATGGAGAGCGATGATTGCCGTATACTCCTCATCCGAAAGAGCGCAGGTTTCCGCCTCGCCCTCCACCATTGTGTCGCCCAGCTCAAACCGCATCCGATCCTTGCCGTTCTCTTGGATTTTCGATGGGTCGTAGGTGTATGTCCTCATCAGGCATCACCCTGTCCCTGGCCCTCCTCGCCCCCAGGGACGTCCCCGCTGTTGGCCCGACTTTCCAGAATAGCCGCCCTGGCCTGGGCCGCTGCCTTAACGGTTTTCCGGCTATCCAGAGCATGGATCAGTATAAGGGCCGTTCCATCGGTCAAATTCCCGATGGACTTGATGCTTTCCTCGGCAGTGAGCTGAAGATTGCACACAGCAGCCACAATGCTCTCAGGAGAAGCCGGGACCTCCAGGATGCCGCCGTCTCTGGTAATCGGAATCGTGATGATCGGGGGATCATCGGCAGGAGGGATACCTGTCGCCAGCTTCTCCCGAAGCTCATCGCACTCGGCTGTGGTCAACTGAAGTTCGGACTGGAGGTCAGCAATCTGCTGCTGAAGCTCCTCAACCGCATCAACGCGACCCTCCGGGGTGGGCACAGGGGCCGGTTTATCGGTGACGGGGGAAATATACCCTTGCTTGATAAGGGCGCGGACACGGCCCGGAAGAACGGCCTCGGCGGGGATGTTACTCCCGGCGGTGTAGCCGATGCCGCCGAGGACCAGCGCCCTGATGCAAGTGTAGCTGTTCATAGCCGCCCTCCTTACACGCAGTCCTTGAAATACATCGCCAGATCATCGGCGGTCTTCCGCATATCGGTGGACATCAGGCCCTCCACGAACTCGGTATGGGTGCCCTTCTCGCCGTCGAACTGGTCAAAAGCGACGTGAGCGCCGTTGCCCAGCATATCCCAGGTAAAAATGTAACCGGCGGAGGGCTCGTCAATGGCGGGGTTGGGCGTGGCGTAGCACAGCAGAGCGCCCTTGGTGTCACAGATGAACTGCATATCCTCACCCCGGCCCAGGCCGGCGGCATTGTAGGTACTCTCCAGGACCTTCACCTGCTCCACACCAAAAAGCTGCGCCAGAACGGCGGGCGTCACCTTAGCCGGATTGAGCGTAGTGCCGGTATACTTGATCCGCTCCAGGATATCCGGGTGCTCCTTCAGGCCAAGATAGGCATCATAACCCAGGGCCAGACGATTGGGGGTGCGGCGGCCGCTCTGCTTGATGTCCCGGATGCGCTCATCAAAGAAATGCACAGGGTCAAAGTTGGCATCGCTGAACTTCAAGAACTGGCTGCCGCTGGGGGTGGCAGCTACGCCGGACCACTCCTGGCCCCAAACCCCCGCATGGAAGAAGTTCCTGGCAAAGATGATGTCCTGGTGGAGAAGCATCTGCTCCGTAGCAAAGCGCACCTTGGCGCGGCGGGGGTCTGCCACGCCGGGGGCGCGGCTGCGCTGGTAGTCCAGGGTGGAAATCTGGTCGATGCCCACGATCACCTGGTCGACCTCGCACTTGTAGGTGTCGTCGGTCTGGCCGAAGATGGCGGGCTGCACCTTACCGTAGGCGGGCTTGCGCTGCACGTTGTCGCGGGCCAGGTCTGCCTTGCTGAACTTGTAGTAGTAGCTGCTGGACTGGCCGACGGTGCAGATGGGGAAGATGCTGGAGGCCACGAAGTCGCCAGGGTTGGCGAAGTAGGCCATGGACATATTGGTGAGGTAGTTGTTGGGCCGCCAGCCCTTGGCAATCTGCGCCTGGAGGCCGGCGGTAGTGCTTCTCGGATTCATACCCATTATGTGTTACTCCTTTCGCTTATTAGACCGCATAGCCGGCCTTGATGATCTGGACAGAAATCACCTGATCGGCGGCCGCCGCCGCACCCAGAGCGGCAGCGATAATAAAAGCACCAGCCTCGGCCTTAATCAGCTTGCCGTTGGCGTCGCTGGCGAGCAAGTCGCCAGCCTCCACAGCTGCGCCGACCATGGCCAGACCGATATCCTTGACCTGGATGTTGACGTCCTCGCCCGCCTTGGGGCTGTCCGTCTCGGGGATCATGATGCCGATGGCCGCCTCGCCCGCTTTCGCAACGGCAACGCCGTCCTTGGTGAGCATAGCCGCCAGGAAAGCGCCACCCTCAATATCAGCCGTCGCTTTCGCCACGATGGTGGCGCTGTCATTGATGCCAGTACCGTGGTACATAGTCGCTCCTCCTTTCCTTACCGGCCGTTCTCGTACTCATGCACGAGATCGGGGTGCTGCTCACACGCCTTATCTACGGCCTCGGCCCACGTCATGGTGGGAGCCGCCTTCTGGATGGCCTCAGCGTGTTTCTCAATCTGCGTCCAAGCGCTGTCCGCGCCGCTGGCACCAGCCCCGCCGCTCTTGCCAATCTCGGTAAAAAGGCCCGACTTCTCTACAGCCGCCACGCTTGCATCCAAGACGGTGATCATCTGGGCGTAGGCATCGCCGCCGGCCGCCTTCAGGCTTTTCAGCAAGGGGACCAATTCCTCGGCTTTCTTGCCGATGATCTCATACTTCTTGGCGACCTCCTGAAGCTCCCGCTCCTCAGCGGCATCGACCTGCTTCCGCAGACACTCCAGCTCGGCCCGCACAGTGGGATGCAAGCCCTTGTAGATGTCCTCGCCGCCATCGTCAGCCACGGGGGCCGCAGGAGCGGGCACAGTGGCTGCCTTTGCGGTGGGGGCGGGTTCCGGGACGGAAGCGGGCATAAGGGGCGTGTCGCCGCCCGCAGGCGGCTCGTCGGGGATGCCGGCCTTTTTCTCAATGGCCTCCAGAGCGGCCACCTCCTCCGGGGTCAGCTTGCTCTTGTCAATCTTCATATCTTCTAAAACTCCTTCCTTGTCGATGGTTTTTTCCTCCCCGTCGCCGGGGGGCGTTTCCGTCTCTCCGGCCGGTGCTTCAGATTCGGCCTTGGCGATCAATTCACCCAGGCGTTCATAGGTACGCTTGGCGAGCTCCAGACGCTCGGGTGTGATGGCTACCTGTTCCTTTGCGATCCGGCTCAGGGTTCCTTCCACCCATTTGGGGATCGCCGCCTTCACAGCAACGACAAATTCATCCACGCTGGTTTCCATCTTTGCCCCTTTGTCCCCATCCGGGACTTCATCATCCCAGAAGATGGAGCAGAGACTATCATTGAGCATCCAGCAGTAGTCCCAAATCTCATCCGCAGCCTGGCGCCTTTGGCGCTGCACCAGCTTCTCATCAAACGTGGTGGCGTCCTTTTCCACGGCCGCCAGGGCAGCGTCCAATTCCTCTGCAGGAGCACCCGCAGCCTTGGCAATCCAAGTCAGGAGCCGCTTCAGGATGCCGGGCGCACCAGCTTCATGCTCCAGGGGCTGCTGATGCTCCAGCAAACCGTCCTTGTGTTTGAACAAAAGTACGTCAGCCCGTTTGTTGTCCCCGGCATCCACAAAGTCCACCTTTGTCACTTCGAGGCCCTTAAGTCTTGTGGGCACCGCTTTTCCTCCTTTCTTTCTGGTATGTATAAACAGAAAAGCGCCGGTCTCCCGGCGCTTCTCGGTCTACCGTTACTGCTCATTGATCTCCTCCCGGATGGCGGTTCCCTCAATGCTGAACATCGGATAGGTTCCGTCTTTCACCTTGGACCACACGTCCTCATCAGTGACCTTAAAGCCGATCCACCAGCCAACAGGGAGGGTGCCGTCCGGGATACCGAGAGCCTGCTGCTTTTCCTTGGTGAACACCATGCTCTCTACCAGGACAGCGCACCCGCCTCGCTCATGCATCTCGCCGCCCTCGCGGTACAGCTCCACGAACTGATAGGCGGCAGATTCCAGCTCCTCGGGCTCCAGCTGATCGCCGGAAAAGTCCTCAGTCTGATTGCCGCCCTCATCCTGGGATACATAGGCCCAACCGAAGGCCAGGTGCTTATCCTCGTCGGCCTTTTTGATAGCAAACCGGCCGGATATGGTGCCAGCGGTCTTTTTTACGCTGGCGGGCTGCCGACCGGCCAGCTCGTTGAAGGAAAACATACACATCACCCCTTCCGGGCATAGAATAAGGCCGCCCCGTCAGGAGCGGCCTGGTGCCCACTGCTATTCGAATGGGAAGCCGAACTGCTTCCGGTACCACTCATGGAGATCTGCCGTGGTGCGAATCTTCTCCGCCACAACCTCCCCAGCACCGATGTACTTATGCACCCAGCGGCGGTAGTCCTCGATAGTGAGCTCTTTGAAAACCCACTCGCCGGGAATGGTCTCGTCGGAGCGGAATACAAAGCCGTCCTCCGTTTCCAGAACGATCTCGCCCTCGAACATGTGCGGGCGGATGCTGTCAAAGAACCAGAGTTCCTTCCAATCCTCCCGCTCCCGCTGGTGCATATGACAGTCCATGGCCAGGCCGGTGTACTTCGGCTCCCCGGTCACACGGTAGTAGTACACCTTCCGGCGGTCAATCATATTTCTTCACCCACTCTCACAAAATCTTTGACAGGCACACCGTTTACTTCTGTAATGCCTGCCTTTTTTAGTTTATCCAGGAGCTTTGTCCGCTTGACGTCGCTCGAGCAGACAATGCCGGTGAACTGCTCCTTGGGGATACCGCGGCGGAACATGATCTCGTTTCCGCTGCGGTATTTGGTCGCCATGCTCTTGATGAAGTCCAGCGGGGTGGGCCGGCTGGCCAGATCGCTGGTTGAGCCATAGTTGTCATGATCATATGCGTACCAGTCAGTGCGCTCCATGACTTCCGGGCTGATGATGATCCGGTACCCGCCGCCCATGTAGCAGTTATCGAAGCGCGGCTGCGGACCCTTCTTCATCTGGACGCCAATACGGGTAAAGACGCTGTCGCTGCCGCCCGTACCCATATCGGACTCCGGGCTCGCCCCGGTGAAGTCCATTCCGGCCAGGCTCCGGATGTTGGTGGACATGAAGCCTTTCCCCTGAAGGATACTCACTACCGCATCATCACGACTTACCCCCGCCCAGACGTAGCGCAGGCCCGCCTTGTGATACTCCTTGCTGATGCCCTGTTCCACGACGGTGGAATAGCCATCGAAAACAGTCTGTGTCACCAAGTTCCCGACACGCTTAGTCAGGCCCTCCTCAGTCAACATCGCATCCAGTTTATCTGTCAGGGCCTTCCCTGTCAAGCCGTTCAGCTCCGACATTCTGCCAGGGGCGTTCTGCCACAGGAGGCGGGTTTTCTTGAAGATGGATTCCGCCTCGGTGGTTGGGGTGGAGGTCAGGTCAATCAGGCCCACGCGTTGCAGCATACCCTTTGCCGATTTTGCATCCGCCGCGCCGTTCGATGTGGCAGCCACACGGAGCCGGAAGAAACCCTTCCAGCCGTTGTACTGCTTGGAGCCATTATGCACATACAGCTCCAACTTGCTGTCGCCGTCCTCCAAGACACGGGCTTTCATATTGACGCCGCTCATGTTGATAGGTTGGCTGGATAGGAGAGCCAACGCATCATCCGCCTTTTCAAAAACGAATTGACGGATATCACTTTGCCCCTTGAGGGTATCCCAGGTGGCCGACCATGTGGCTTCAGTCAGCTTCCCCACCAGTTCGTAGACCTCTGAGCCGTCAATGGACACCCGGCGGGCAGTCAGATTCAGGCCCTCCACCATGCCCTTATCGCTGTAGACGGGGACGCCTATGCGCCGGGCCGGGATGACGCTCATATCTTTGAACACATCCGATGCGCCCAATGCACCTTTCGGCACCAGGGGCGGTTTCGCCGTAGCATTGGCGGCACGAGCGGCTCGCTGGCTCAGAAGCCGGGCCTTGGTCTGGGCGCTGATCTCCACGGCCTTGACCGGGTCAGATATGGCCTGCACCAGTTGGGGCTTGGAGAAGTTGTTGTAATACGGGATGGCCTTCTGCTTGGCAAGCTGCTTCAGTTCGGCCATGTTCATCTGCTTCAGCACATCCGGGGAGTGGGTCACCGCCGCCAGGGGCTGTTTTACATGAGACTGTAGCTCATCAGCCCAGATGAACGCCTGCTTTTTCCCGGTTCGCTCTGTCAGGAGATCAGAATAGAATCTGCGATAGGTTTCTCGGAGAGTGGCTTTGCGCTCCACAATGGCATCCAGTAGCTTTTCAGCCTCCGGGCCCTTTCCGTGAAGTGCCTCCGCATAGCCCCTGAAGATTTCCCGGTATTCGTTGTCAGGGATGGTCTCCACCCGCTTGATGTACGTCAGTGTGTCCTGCAGGTTGAGATCAATCTCTCCCTTGGCGAACCGTCGGTAGATTGTGTTATAGATCGGCTCCTGCTCCCCATAGCTTTTGTTGGGGTGGAACGCGTAGCTCATGGATTTAGAGCCGTCCTTGGTGATATACTTGAACGCCTGTTCTTTGTCAATGCCCACCAGGCGGCCGGAGCTGTCCACCACGAAGTTGCCGCCGTGGCTGTCGAAATTCCCCAGAAGCCAGTCCGTGACGTGTTCCCGCTGGAACTGCGCCGCAAAGCCGTCCAGGAGCGGTGCGGTGCCGCCCTGCCACGCTTTGAAGTTCGGAGCCGTGGCCAGAGTGTCCACACGCTTCTGGAAGGCGCCAAGCCGACCACCAAGCGTCCCGGTGCCGATGGGTACCGCTGTGTCTGGGTCCACAATGGCCTGCACCTTGTAGCCCGCCTCCTGGACGTAGGCCCTGAACGGCTCCGGTGTGCCTGATTTGCTCTGGGCGGGCTTGAATAGCCAGGACTGCCCGCCGCCGTCCTTGTACTGGACCATTTCCCCGGTACCGCCCAGCTTGGCCGGGCCCTGGCTGGTCATGCCGCCCGGGACGGCCAGACCCTGGGGGATGGCGGGGGGCTGTGGCTCTGGGATAGCGGGTGGCTGTGTGCCCCAGGCCGGAAGTGTTACCTGGGGCTCCGGCTGGATGATGGGCGGCTCGATTTCATGGTAGTCCACAGCGCAGCGGCAGCGGGGGTGAGCAGGAGGTGTTTCCTTACTGCCAGCATAGAGGGCATTCCCCTTGAAGTTAAATTCATCCTCCATGCCGATTTCCACACCATCCATAACGGCGCATATCTCGCAGACACCGCCATCAGCGGCAGTGCTCCAGATGCGGACCGTCTTCCCCATATAGCCGAGCTGGATGGCCTGCTTCACACCCTCGTCATGGCCTTTGTTGTAGGCATAGGCCAACTCCGTGGTCGAGATGGTGTAAGCCCTGGCCCGATGCTGCTGGGCCGCATAGGTGTTTGCGGCGTGTTGGGCCCGCTTGGTTGCCTCCGCCTCCTTCATGCCGGGGTTATTCAGGAGCGAACTCTTGACGTTTTGGAAATAGTTCAGATTAGCAACGGCCTGCGGCTTTGTCAGCCCAATGGTGGGGCGCATGGCGCGGGCCAGCTCGTCAGCGGTCCAAGCCCCGGTGGAAGCATGACCTATCATGGCGGTCATGGCATCCCGCTGCTCATTGCTCATCTGCGTCACCCATTCGGCCCCGTGGGTGTTCATCCAGTTACGGACGCCATCGGCCATGGGATCAAAGAAAAAGTCCGGGTGCGCCGCCATGAGCTTCTCGGTTCCGGCGGTCATGGCATCCACCCAGATCGGCTTCAGCTTTTCATTGACAAAGTTGGCGTAGTCGTTCTGCCAGGCCGCCAAGGTGCTTTGGTCGATATAGCCGCTCTCAATAGCTTCCCGGAGCTCCTTGTAGGTGATGGCCTGTTGCTGGTCGTTCCAGAGGCGGGTCAGCCAATAGACCGGCTCCGGTTCCGAGGCGTTGAGAAAGGCGTTCAGCTGGTCCAGGGCATCCTGTGCCGACTTGCTTTGTACTTTTCGGATGGGACTTTTCTTCGGGACATACCTGCGAGCCAGCATCAAACATCCCTCCCAAGGCGCCTTTTAGCCGCTGCAACAGCCCCCTCGTCATCCTCGGGCAATTCCCATTCCTGGTCCTCGTCGCCGGCCGCTGTACGCCCTGACATCGCCCCCGCTGCGCCCTGTGCGCCTTGTTGCTGGCGCTCCTGGTTCCGCTGGTTGAGCTGGGTGCCGTACTCCCCGATGCGCTTGGGCAGGCCGGCCACCTTCCGGACGTAGTCCTCCACACCCTCATCGGGCACCAGGATGCCCGCGCCAGTCATATCCTTCAGGAAGGTTCCCAAAGCCCCGAGGTCTGGGCTCTCGATATCTCCGTGTGTCAACCGGGGGTAATCGGTGATCCCGGAGAAGTGGGTTCCGTTCAAATCGATCAGCTGCGGGATGGCGTGATTATTGAACACCTCGCAGATGATATCCAGGTATGCGCCGATGGCCATGCTGAACAGCTCGGTCTTATCGCTGGACAAGGCCCAGCTCCCGGAGTTTTGGTGCCCCAGAAGCACGAAGTCAGCCAGGACTGTCATGGCGATGCGGGTGTCGTACCGCTCAATGATGGCGTTGGTGTCGAACTGCCGCCGGCCGCCGGTGGAGAGCAGTTCCAGGCTCCAGCCGAACGGCTTCACGATGCCTTCCATGCTGTCCCGGCGGATATTCTGCACGATGCGCTCAGCCGCCGCCCGGATGGCTGCCATCTCGGGATCGTCCTCGTCCCAGATATTCATGCCATCGGGGGCAGTCAGGGTGGGGAGACCAGCGAGGTCACGCTCCACACCAATGCCCTCAATCTCCTGGATACGGCGCTTGAAGTACCAGTCCCGGTAGGCGTTGCGGAGGATACTGCGCCCCTCGGGGTTGCCCTTCCGGCTTTTGGTGCGGAACATCAGTAGTTTTTCAGCCGGAATCTCAATCAGTCTGAAGTCCGGCGGCGGCATCTGGACCATGCTCACCAGATTGTCCCGCTCATCATAGCACCACTCATACAGCGTCTCCTGGGCCCGGATGGGGAGCTTCTGCCAGCCGATCAGTGCGTCATCGTACTTGCTCCGCAGGCGGAGATCGCGGTTCCGGCCACAACGGCGCTTATAGACGATCTCGTGGGCACTCCATCCGAAAGGCAAGAATGAGAGGATTTCGCTGATGGTGTCTGTCCAGGTGTCCTGCATATCATCCATGCAGCCCTGTACAAATTCAGCGGCCTCCTTGTCCTTGGCGCTGTCCCCACCCGGCTGCACATCCCAGGTGGCCTGCCGGATCAGGAGCTCAATGGCAAAAATGATAGAGCCCACCACGTCATCGTTTTCGGACATCTCCCTGAACACCTCAATGCCCTTCCGTCCCTGGAGCTCCTTCAGAAATTCCTCATAGAAAAAGCCGCTATAGCGTTTCTGCCCGAGGCGGCCGAGTTCTCTTAGGCTTGTGGCCAATGTGCCTTCCTCCTTTCCCGCAGGATGGGATAGCAAAAGCGCCGGGGTATCCCGACGCTTCGCTTTTGATTTATGCAGTTTTCGACAATAGCATTTTAGCACGTTTAGAGTGCAATGTCAGTGACCACTTTGTGACATACGGGGTTTGGACGTTATTCCCGCCATTCCAGGCTCGCCCGGCGGAAAGCTGTGACCTTCTCAATGCGCTTTTTCCAGTTCTCTGCCTCGGTTTCCGAGAACATTTCTGCCACCTGAGCCCCATGAATATCAGCCAGGGCTTTACGGCGGGCAGAATCCACATTTTCCACGTCAGTGCCATTGTAAATGTCTAACTCAGCATCTTCCAGCGACTTGGTGAGCAACTCATACACGTCCATCACCGGCTCACCTCCTGGATCGCATCCCAGGCTTCCTCCAGTTTCATCACCCGCGATCTATCTCGGACAGATTGACCGAGGAGCCGGATTCCGCTCAAATCCAACTGGTAGTACATCTGGCGGGCGTTGATCCGCTGCTCCTGCGCCCAATTTGCCTGCGCCAGCCGGACCAGCAGTTCCGCCTCGCTGACCGGGGCATAGGTTCCTGTCCGGCGGATGGCGGGGAGGACCTCCGATGTCACCCACCGCTTGAACTTCTTCGCGCCGGGGAGCTTGCTGGAGAAGATCAGTCCGTACAGGCCGGACTTGTTAATGAGGACGGGATTCTGCTCTCTGCCGATGGAGTCACGAATCGTTACCCCACCTATCTTGTCCTCATCGTCAACGTGGTCAGCCAAAGCCTTGCGGGGATTACTATACCCCAGTGCCAGGGTGTTCATCCCACGGATACCCCCTGGAGCCGCACAGTATCCTGGAACATACGTGCCGCTTCCTCCAGTGTTCGAGCAAGGATAACCACAGCCATGGTGCCGGATTCCATCCGCCTGCTTTCCCAAATGGGCCGCTCCACGTTTTCATCAATGGTCATTAAGTAACGGATTTTCATATCATTTCCTCCTTGAAATTCCCCTGGAGGTCTGATAGAATAGATTTATCAATCCTCTAACAGGGGTTGATCCAATAAGGGTGTTGGGGTGACTTTGACGGGTTCCCAACACCCTATTTATTTTCGAGCCGTTTTACCGCCTGCCGCACTCCCTCTGCTCTGCTGATTTTTTCTTTCTCACAAAAGCGGTCTAAAATAGAAAGAGTCTTTTCATCAAAGCGTATGCCCAATTGCGTTTCTTTTGGTGCATCAGTCGGTCGGCCCATTTTTTTGGGAGACAAGTTTCCACCTCCTTTTGCTTACCGAAAGTATAGCCTTTCGGTAAGCAAAAGTCAAGAGAATTTTACCCACTATCATTTCTTTTTAAGAGCCGGTGCGCTTATATCTATTTGTTTCCCGGAGATTTGAAGGGAGAGTAAGCGGTGCGTTGGACGCATTAACCATTACCAGTTACCAGTAATAGGTTACCAGTAATAGGTTACCAGTAATAAGTTACCAGTAATAGGCGAGGCTGCCCCCCCGTTCTATGGGGGTAAAATTTGGTGCTTGCACCATACCGGCACCGTACTTGTATGGTGCTATTTTGTTGCATTGGGAAACGTTAATTTTATACTTGCAATTATATAGCAAATGCTGTATAATTTGGTGAGGTGATTGGTATGACTATTGAACAAAAGCTCAAGATGGCTCTGGCCTACGCAGGAATCAGCCAGGCTGAGCTTGCGCGGAGAATCGGTACAACTCCGTCAAATTTGAATCAGAAGGTCAAGCGGAACACCATTACGAAGGAAGAGATGGAGCAGATTGCCGCTGCGCTTGGCGGAAATTGGCGGGCTGAGTTCGTTTTTGATGACGGGACCGTGATATGAACGGTATGGGAATGATACACGCATCAGACAAGCACCATACTTGCACGATACAAGTATGGTGCTTGTCTTTTTGGCAAAAAAAGAGGGCGCACCCTACGGTACACCCCTGAACATTATTCGGTATCCTCAACATATGTGCCGTTCTCATAGCGAAAATAGCGGGTTGTCACATCGCTTTCATGTATCACGGCTCCGCCTTCGCCTTCATCCATGGCGCCATACTCAATATAATATCCTCCCATAGAAGACATACACCAGAGCCCGGTTCCATCCCCAAAGAATACGTTGATCCAATTGTAATTGTTTTCAGCTGCTTCATTCAGATACTGGAATACCTGCTCATCAGTGGCATCGGAGAAAAATTCTTTTGTGGTAGCAATCGAGGCCCAGGTTCCGATGCGTTCTGTTTTGAAGCCGTTCATCACAGGATGCTCCTGAACAGCAAGCGCCGCCAGCGGATTCTCCGCCTCTACCGCTTGTGCGGGCTTCTGGGGGGTCTCTGCCGGCTCCTGTTGCTCGTGGATATCCTCCTGGGTGCTGGCCTCCGGGCCTGAAACGGGCTCCTGCAGCTGTTCCGGCGATGCGCTCTGGGTGGTGGGCGGTTCCGGCTCCTGCGTCCGCTCCTGGTGCAAGGAGCTGTCATAGCTCCGCAGGAACAGGACAAAGCCCACCACGGCCACGATGATACCAGCAATGCACAGGGCCTTAGCGGCTGTTTCCCGATGCCGGAGGGCCGCAATAATCCAAACCAGGCCGGACACGGCGGCCAGGAGGACACCGACGGTGGTTACAATGCTGAAAATAGTCGCCAATCTATTCATGGTCATTCTCCTTTGTTGAATATAAGTATATATTATCGTTGTAATCTCAGAGTTGTCAAGTGCTCCTATCATGCCGCCCCGGTTTTTGCATGATACTTACATGGTGCTTATATGATGCTTTCCTGATGCTGATATGGGACTTATTTGTGCCAGTAGCTTTCTTTCGTGAGATTATCCATTGTCTGCGGGGGGCCGGTCACTGTCGGTTTGTCCATAAGGTAGAGGATACCTTGCACCAGCGCGTCCACGGTATCTTTGAAGGTGCCCTTCGGGAAAATCAGTAGGTCCCGGATCAGGTCATTCACCCAAGGCGCCTCTTTGGGGTCTGGGAACCAGATATTGCCCGCCTCAAAGTACGGAGTGACCGAGATGGCCCTCTCCTCCTTGCTGCCCTTCGGGTTAAACTCCACCATGCCGGGAATCTCCTTCTTCAGCAGATCCACGATGGCGGGGCCGTTGGCTTTGTTCTCCACCACCTTGGCCCGAGCCTTGGGCCACTTCCCAGAGAGACGGCGCACAGCCGCTACACTCTCGGTAAAGGTCATCTTGTCATTTTCCAAGTCCAGGATGTAGATATTGCTCCCGGCCCGCGCCATGGTGAATCCGGCCACCTTGGCGCTGCCCTCGCTCTTGGTGAAGGTCATATCCCAGGACTGTATGATCATGCTCAGGTAGGGGAGGCTCTTTTTCGTGAAGGTATTGTTCATCCAGTCCCGTTTGAAAATGATGCCCTCCGCCGGGGCGGGGGTCTGCTGGAACTGGCCGGCATACTGGACGGAGCCCATGCTTTTCTTCAGGCTCTCCAGCACGTCCTTGTCGAAGCGGGCCGCGTTCAGGAGGTCCCCTTGCTCCCGCACCACTTCCCGCTTGCTGATGGGGTAGGTGATCACTGTGCGCTCCTCAGCTTCAGCCGGAAGGCACAGGTGGGTATAGCCCAGACCCTCCGAGAGCACATAACCAGTTAAATCGCTCTCATGGAGGCGCTGCATGATAATGATAATTGCGCCGGTCTTGGGGTCGTTCAGGCGGGTTTGGAGCGTGTTCTTAAAAAAGTTGATGCTGTTTTGCCGCTCCGTTTCACTGTTGGCCATAAGGGGGTTCTGGGGATCGTCAATGATGATCACATCGCCGCCCTCGCCGGTCAAGGCTCCTCCAACGCTGGTGGACATCATCATGCCCTGGTGGTCGTTGCGGAACTCGTTCTGGCGGTTCACATCGTCCTTCAGGCGGAAGCGGTCATTCCAGTTTGTCTGGTACCAAATGCTGCGGATTATATCACGGGAGAGGATATTGTGCTTCCGGGAGAGGTTATCGGAATAGCTGACCTTGATAAAACGCTTCTCTGGAGCCTTCAGCCAAGTCCAGACGGGGTAGCTGACGGTGGCGTGGATGCTTTTCATGTGCCGCGGGGGGATGTTGATGATCAGGCGGTGGATTTGCCCGAGGTTGACGGCTTGGAGGTGTTCGCTGATGAGATCGGTGTGCCAGTTCTCGATGTAGGTCGTGCCCGGTTCAATGACCGGCCAGGCTTGGCGGATAAACTCAGATAGGCTGCGCTCCGCCCGCTCCTTCTTGACGGCGGCCTGCAGCGCATCTGGGTCAAACGCCCTACTCTGGATGAAGTTTGCTAAGGAGTTGCTCAAGGTTCCCCAGCTCCTCGTCAGACAGGCCGGAAAGGTCGAGGCCATTCCCTGGCTTCACCGAAACCTCGCCGCTATGCCGGACGGTGGTTTCACCGCCGATCTCCTGTCGCTCTGTGCTCTCACCGCGGCTCAACCGTTCAATCTTCACCCCCACATCCACCATGCGGACCATATCGGATGCGTCGATTTCCTCCTCCTGCATGGTCAGGAGCCGCCGCATGGCCTTCTTCAGCATCTGGGCGGCAATCGCGGCATGGTTCTCGTGCATCTTCAGAATTTCCGCCTCGCCTTTTTCCTTCAGCCGGCGGAGGATATACAGGTCGTATGCCTCACACCGCTCCACCCACTGAAAGCGGGCACTCAAAGGCTCCAGGGTCTTCCGGCTCAGGCCCAGCTTCTTGGCAAGGCCCCGAATGCTGCGTTCACGGGTAAAATCCAGCCGCGGCAGGTCCCCGGTAGCTGACGGGGCAATGTACCGCATATCCCTGTAAGCGCAAAACTTCTCGTACTGTTGTACGGTCTCCCCGGTCATCTGCTCCCAGGGTTCAGCAGATGGCGCCTGGAGACGTTTATTATTTGCCATGTTCCTGTGTCCTCCTTTCCGGTCTAAAAAATAAGCGGGGGATCGCTCCCCCGCCCAGCGGCCTACACATTCAGCTCAAACAGATCTGTGCAGGCGATCTTGGCTCCGTCCCGCTCGCAAACCACACTCACATCGCCGGTCAGGGCGATGTAGCCCTTTACGATCAGGTCGCAGTAGCGGGGGTCCAGCTCCAGCGTGTAGCAACGTCGGCCGGTCATTTCTGCCGCCCGGAGGGTGCTGCCGCTCCCGCCGAAGAAGTCAATGACCAAATCGCCGGGCTTGGTGTTGTTGTTGATGGCCCGGATCGCCAGCTCTACAGGCTTCTGGGTGGGATGGTCCACATGGGCGTCCTTGGTGACCTCCCAAGTGTCCGTGGTCTTGCCGTCCGGCTGGAATAGGTACACGCTGCGCCCCTTCTGCAGCCGAATCCGACGTATCTTTTTACCCTTGGGCGGTTCGGTAGTCAAATAGAGCTTGTTGCCCTCGCCATCTGTGACCACGATACCGCCGGAGAGAGTGGTGGCGGCCCCGTCCTCGTCCCGGAGGGTGGCTTTCCATGTGGTGCTCTGAGTGCGGTCGCCATACCAGTGGGCCGTGTGACCTGCCTTTTCAGCATAGAAGCAAGGCTCATGGTTCCAGTGATAGTCAGCGTGTCCGAGGACAAAGCAATTTTTCACCCAGATAATGTACTGTTTTTCTACTAACCCGGCGGTAGTCAGCGCATCGTCAAAATCCCGCCGGGTGCTACCTGCGTGCCAGATGTAGAAAGCGGCATCCTCCGTGGTATATGCTACATAATTTCTAAAAGCTGGAATCAGCAAGGAGTTCAGGAGACTATCGCTTGTCAGGGTGTCGTTCATAATCCCATCGTCAAAACGACCGCTGGAGCTGATATAGGACACACCGTAGGGCGGGTCGGTGTTCACGAGCTCCGCCTTTTCCCCTTGCATGAGTCGTTCCACGGTGGCCTCGTCGGTGGCGTCCCCGCAGATCAGGCGGTGCGCCCCAAGGTGCCAGATGTCCCCAGCCTGGGTGACGGCGGGCCCCTCCTCCGGCTCGGCGGCATCAGCTTTGTCATCCTCCACATCCTCGGCAATCCCGCCGGCCTTTTCCAGCGCGGCGATGATGTCGGTGATATCCTCGTTGGAGAAGCCGGTCAGCTCCATGGGCACATCGTCCCCGATCTCCTTGATCAGATCCACCAGACGCTCGTTGTCGATGGTGGAGAGCTCCGCCAGGCGGTTATCCGCAATCAGGTCGGACCATTCCTCGGCCTCGGTAGCATACTCCTGAAAATCGGCCGGCACCTGCTTCCAGCCTTTGCGCTGCGCCGCCAGCAGGCGGCCGTGGCCCTTGGTGATAAAACCGCTACGCTTGCTGATAGTGATGGGCTGCCGCCAGCCGGTGGCCTGAATGATGTTGCCCAACACGTCGGCCTGCTGCTCGGTGTGCTGGTTCGGGTTCCGGGGGTTCGGTACCGCCTCCTCGATGGCGATCAGCACATCGTGGGAGCAGAACACCGGAATGCCGTCAGCCGTGACGGCCCGCGGCTCCGCCTGCGTGCTGTAGTCCAGCTTTGCAGGCGGCTCTTGTGGTTTGCGTTTTGCCATTTGTTCAGTCCTCCATAGTAACATTTTAGCACTCTTGAAATGCCATGTCAGTGCCCGGTTTTTGTCCTGCGGGGTTTTTACGTCATGTCAGTCGATGCGAAGCCCATCGATACCGAAGATAAGGGCTGTCAGGTGCTTCATGGCGATATTGATATCCCGGTAGATGGTGCGCCGTTCAATACCAAAGGTTTCAGCAATATCCTGCGGGGAAATCTTGGGCTCGTCGATGTAGCTGGCCATCACCACCTTGTAGCGGCGAACGGCCTCATCGGTACCATTCAGATCACAGTCGATCCGGTAGTATTCCATCATCTTATCGATGTGCTGGAGGATGATGGCAGTCCGCTCCTGGCTACGCTTGATACTCTCAATGTAGAGCCCGTCGCGGTAGCTGAACTCGTCTAGGTCATCCAAGATGATGATTGCGCTCTCGACCGGGCGCTTGCCACCAGGCTTTTTCACGCCCCTCTGCCCAGAACTGACGCCCTCGTCGACGTGCGCCCGGAAGCGGCGATAGTTCTTCAGGAGGAGGCGAGTGTTATGGAGCCGCCGGTCATACCGATCCTTTTTGGCTTGGCGCCTTTGGTCCTCGATGTACTCCGCCCCCGCCTTTACACCGGCTTCAACCCCTTGCTGGATCGCTTGCTCCATGATTCTGGAAGCAACACTGGCATACATAAAGCCGGCAGCCCCTGTGTTATCTGTACTCTTCATTGCGCTCCTCCTTGAAACTGATCTCTTACCCCTGACAGCCCACATAGGCGGGCTGTGTGGGCTTTTGCGGCTGGGGTGGGGTATTCCCAGCCGCATCACCTGGGGCCGTCAGCGCCGCCGACGGCCCCGACAGCGCGGCGATTTATCAGGCGTCCTTCACCCAATGCGCCCGGATCGGCTTGGGCGGTTTCACAGGCTCAGTTGTGTACTCAACAGTGACAACACGCCGATAGTGAATAGTCCCGCCGCACTCCATGCACTCAGTTGTATCCTCGTCGCTGCGCTCAAAGGAGCCCGAGTCGATGTTCCCACAGTAGAGGCAGATGATATGCGGCTCAAACTCCCTCGGCTCCGGGGAAGTGCTCAGGCTGGCAGCAAGAGGGCGGACACCAGCATACCCATCCTTGCGGTTCAGGATGCCGACTCTGAACTGCTGGCCGGCAACATCCAGCACTCGCCCAATTTGGGGGGCGGCATCTACAGTGCCGATGCAAAGATACTTCGTTTCATCAAGCCCTTGCTTGGGCCAGTTTGTGATATCGTACAGTTTGATCATTCATCTTCCTCCATTCCCATCTTCCGAAGGCGCTCCTGGTGGAGAGCCTCGGCCTTTGCGCTCTTGACCCTGGCAATCTCTGTGTTATGGAAGTCGCAGTAATCGGTGTCCGGCTCGACGTGATTGGTGCAGGCATCGCACATGGGGCGGTCGCAGGTGTTCAGCCTCGGTACCCATTTCTTCAGAATCTGCCGACCGTTCAGCGTTCCATAGATGGGCTCCATGGCCCGGTGATCGCACAGCTTAGTGGAGGGCTTGCCGCATTTGTAGCAGGGCGGGGGCTTCGGTTTCCCCCGGCCCCGGCTACACATGAAGCCCACCATTTTCTCCCTGTTGAAAAAAGGCTCACAGGGCATCGGAATCGCCGCCCCTGAAGAAGTCCGCAATCCGCCGGAAGATGCCTTTCTTGGGTTCGGCGGGCACCCAATGGGCATCCATGGCCATCCCCGCCAGCTTACTTTCTGCTGTAATCGCTCTGTCCTGCCAGTCCGCTATGGTCGGCATTGCCAGATTTTCCAGGGCCGACACCCGGCGTTCCAACTGCCGAAGCTGTTTCTCTCTGCGCTGACTCATTGGCTTTTTCCTCCATTCGCTTCAGTCGTTCAACGATATGCTCCATGCTCTGCCGGACACTGGAAATGTCCTCCGGGCACTTTCTGGTGAGAGCTTTGTCCAGCTCCTCTGCGGCCTGATCTGCCCGGAATATCCAGATGCCGTGTTTGTGCATGACTTCCTGTACTGCCTTGTATATCCCGTAATTCTGCCGAAATTGTGCGACGTGCTCAAGTTCGCTTTCGAGACGGGCATTGTCCTTTACGAGCTTTGTCTTGACCGCATGGGCGAGCTCCCTGTTGTCCCGCTTCCCGGCGAGGTATTCCTCGAAATACTGCCGCTTTTCGGAGAAAAACGGGTAGCGGTCGCTGTCGAGGCGGGAGAAGATGATATATAGTAACATCTCCGGGCTGTACTCAATTTTGCGGAAAATTGCCTTTTTCTTTGTGGTGATGGCCTTTTTCTCCGGGTCGTAGTACATGAGGCCGATGCTCTCGGGGAGCTCCGTCCTCTCTATCATCCCCTTGGGGCATACGATGTAAAGGCAGTTGCACAGCTCCTCATAGGTGTAGAATTTAGCATCCCGCAGGAAGTCGCTCCGGCTGATCTTCACCTCATAGCCAGTGAAGCAGGGATTCGTCCAGCTTTTGCGGACGGCCAGACCGTCGAGGATTTTAAGGCCGCCGGGCATGGCAAGCTGGGTGGGCCCGCTTTTGACCTCCGTCAGAAAGAAGTCCTTCCAGTGCTTCTCTGCCAGAGCAATCTTGATGTCGGTGGCAGTTACCTTTTCTGGCACAACTACTCCGCCCCCTCCCGCAGCCATGTGGCGATGCACTCCCCACATGGGACGATGCAGTCCGATTCTTTCTTCCGGTATGCTTTGGGGCAAAACCGGCGGCTGTTCGCATTGAGCTCCAACACCATCTCCTCCGGGGTTTGGCAGGACCTGATCCTGTCAAAGCGTGTGACAGCCCCAGGCCGAGGCACATACGCACTACATGGCCACACGAGGCCGCTGCCGGTGGAGCAGTCTGCGTATTTCTGGCAGTTCTCGCATTTACTCATTGCTCGTGCCCCCCAGCGCCAGTTGATTGTTCCTATACGCCTCAAAGACGGTCTGCCCAGTGTTGTTGAGCATATAGGGGAGGAAGATTTCATCCATCTGCACCATCTCGCTTTCCAAGATGGCCATCTGTGCTTCCACCCAGTCCTTGACAATCCTCCAGGCCACCCGCTCGGCCTGCTCCCGGTCACACTTTACCTTCTGTCGGATCAAGACGGCGTGTACAGCGTCCACGTTGGCCGGGAGGCGAATCCCCCGCGGCCCAGCCGGTGTATCTACCATGAAGGCCAGGGCTGTGATATGGCCTTCATCGTCATAATCCTGCATGATTTTCTTGGCACCATGCTTCACGAGCTGGCCCTGAATGGCCCCCAGAGTGGTGTAGACATCAACCTTGGTCGTGTAATTCAGCAACGGCATCAATCGCACCCCCTTTCGCGCCGCGCCACTCCCAATGCGGACATTTGGTCTTTCCGCCGCTGCGGGCCAATACCCCAATCTCCTTTAGGTGCTCACAGGTGGTCATTTTGCTCCAACCGGGGGCGTTCTCCCATTTCCTCCCATGGGCGCAGCACCAGCAGATGCCCCGCAATTCCTCAATTAGTGCATCCCGCTCCACCCGAATTTCTGCCTGGGAATCAGCGGGCAACTGCACCGCCTTATCATCCCAATATTCCGAGGCACCGACCTTTCTTGGCTGGGTGCCGAACGCCTCAATCCAGTCGGGCAAACTCTCGTTGATGCTGTCGAAGGTCAGGCCCCAGCTTTCGCAAGCGGCGATGGCATCTTGGAGAATCTGCCCCTCCCGACAGGTCCAAAGAATCAGGCCGGCCCCGGCCCGCTGCTCCACCTGGGCCCTTTTAATGACAGGCCAGTTCGGTTCACCGATGGCCGGGAAAGCATCAGTGCAGAGGCATCCGTCAAAGTCAATCGCTATGGCTTTTCTCAGCCCATCCATTCCTTCCACCCTTTCTTCTCGGCCAGCTGGTCAAGGTCGGCCTGAGCCTCCTCGCGGGATTCCCGCCACGGAACGGCGGCCAGCCCTTTCCATCCGACGTCGCCTTGTTTCTCCGGCCGCTGGTATCGGGCCTTAAATGCGTTCTCACCAAGGCCGCTCATAACCTGGTACTTCCAGCCGCGGCTATCGATGTATTTTTTCTCGTTCATATTGATTCCTCCGTTTTAGAAAAGGCTTTCTTGTCTGCTGGGTTCGAAGTTCATCCACAAGACTTCCTGCCGCACCCGGCTGGTCTGGTCCGTAGTTGTTGTGGTTTCTCTGTGCCATCCGGCCAATTCTGAGTCGTACATCTCACTGGCGTACCCGCTGATCAACACCGGCCCTGGATGGGCTTTCAAAGCGTCAAGCAGTTCCATGTGGTCTGCATCCGTCATTTCATGCCGGTATTGCTTCTTCATGTGACGGGTCGAGCGCAGATATGGCGGGTCACAATAAATCAGCACATTGGAAAAATTGAATCTCCGGATTAATTCCACCGCCGGGGTATGTTCAATCTGTACGCCTCGCAACCGTTCTGCGGCCTGTAAAATAGTGTCCGGCATATCCATCCACGCCTTGGCGGCGTAAGCCCGTTCTCGGCCCTGGACATCGTTCTTCCAGCCGACCTTCTCACCCGTGGTGCGAAAACCGTGGCCCTGCATCATACGAGCGCAAAAATCAGCTGCCCGGCGCAACGGGTCTGTTTCCGTGTATTGCATCTCAAAGGCTCTGTCGTAGACCTCGCGGGCATATGGAGTCCAGCGGATAAATTGAGCAAGCCGCTCCGGGTCCTCTCGAATCCAATAGAACAGATTTACTATATCGCTGTCCAGGTCGTTGACCGTCTCAATGTTGGAGCGAGGTTTCGTAAACAGCACCGCTCCGCTGCCAAAGAACGGCTCCAGGTAGCTGTGGTGCGGAGGGAAGTGGCCGATGATCCAGTGGGCCAGCGACCACTTTGCACCGGGGTACTTAATCACAGCATTCATTTTCCTGTCATACCGCCTTCCTTTCCTTCAGCATGGGCCTCCTTCAGCCCCGTGGAAGGCACCTGCCGGCATGATCCACCCTGCTTTTTCCACATCATCCACGGAGAACTTACCACTGGTCAGTTGGTAAATGGCCCGTGGATCATCGTGGCAGACGCAGCTTTTGGCATTCCCCACATACTCTGCGAGGGTTCTCAAATTGTCCAAGGTAAAGCCCAGGATGCGTTCATCTTCTTCAACCTCTGCAAACCGCTCTGGGAACAGCTCCCGGATTCCCGCCCAATGAGCTGGCAGGCTAAAGATGCACATCATGCATGAGCAGCGATTCCAGCCTGCTGTATAGCATGGATGAGGGGCAATATGGTGCCGCCGGATGATATCCCAAATCTGAGCTTCATCCCAATCAATCACGCTGCGCCATTGATGGACCAGCCGGTGGGCTTTGGCTGTGGCATTGGTGCGATGGATCTCCATCTCATTGTATTTGGCCCGGCCGGCGCTCTCTTGGCGGCGTTCACCCGAAATCACCAGAATCTTCACATCCCTCGCCAGGGCCTCTATATCCGAATAGAGCTTACTTTCAACCTGAGCTTTCAGGCTGCCAGAACACCAGCGCCCCTGATGGCACCCGGACTTGGCGGGGAATTTCATGCGCTGACCGTCCGCTCTGAGCTCATCCATGTTGCGAATTACCGCATCTGCCACAGTTATTTTCAAGATGGAGCTGCACCACCGGGTAGCCAGGTCGCCGCTCTTAGCCGGGAACTTCATCCGGTGCCCCATGTCCTCCAATTCCTCCCGCTCCAGATCATCCAAGATTTTTTCTCGGAGTTGGGCAGAGCGGATTTGCTTTTCCGACAGCCTGCATTCCAGAACTTCCCCGGTAGCCGGGTCTATGTAGCGGATGGGCCAGCTGGCCCCGATGCGGTAAACCTCGCCCCAGAATCCATTCACGCGCCAGGATACCCGTAGGGTGATGCCCAGATACTCGGCTACCGCCCGGACATAGTTTTGTGTAACAGGCCAATCCATGCACCGAGTAGGGTGGCCACCGTCAATATCATGGTGCCAAAGCTCTATCTTCTCCTTTGGCACTCCGCGCTCCAGGAGATCCAGAACGCAGGCCAGGCTATCTTTACCGCCGGAGAACAGGACGATGATCTTGTCGTAATCCTCCAGGGGGAGAAGTTGGCCCAGGTATATGGCATCCATGTGCGGTGTACCGCGGCGGCCAGGTTGCCCAGGCGCCTGCGTGATACCGCTGCCATAGGTGGCGCGGGGTGGGGGAGGGAGCGGCGGAAATAGGCTCGTCTGCTCGTCACTTCTGCTCATTCTTGGTCAGCTCCTTCCGCCTGGGACACCAAGGCGGCGAGGACCGGGTATAGCGTCCGGGGATGTGCCGGGCCTCGGTTCGGTCATCGTAGCCCTTAGACTCCCAACCGATCTCGCAGGCGTAGGTCATGCCGCGCTTTCCCTGCTTAATGGAGCTGGCGTGTTCGCACTGCCTACAATGAGGGAGGGTGTTGCCCGAGGGCATAGGCTCCAGGCCCTTTGGAAACTCCTGAATCAGATTGTCGCCCCAAACGTCCCGGAGTTCCTCGCTGTCCTTCAGCAGAATGGGGACGTTGTTCCGGTGGGCATATCCCGCCAGAGCCGCCAGCCATTCCTTATAGGGCCGGGCCTTTCCAGGCCAGTTCCCGGTTTCGGCCCCAACGATGATCCATTCGACAGGCTCCAGTGCCATATCAAGATCAATCGCCCCCATGATGGGCTCGATGCTCACAAAACGGTGGGCGGCCGGCGGAATGCTGGCGATTCGATCCAACTCTGCGAGTCTGGTCACTGTCGTGCCATACCAGAAGTTGCTTCCGTGGGGGAGAAGCGCCACCTGCTCCAGCTCCTTGTACCGCTCCGGGTACTTGGTGAGGAACATATACTTGTGCTGGGGGGCAGCCTCGCAGGCATCGAATACATCCACGATCCAACGGGTGGGCACCGTAGGGGCGAACAGGTCACCCATACTGCACACAAAGATGCTCGCCGGTTTCTTTTTCTGCGCCGGCATGGACAGCCGGTAGCGGTGGAAGGTGGTGCCAAAGGCCGCCGGGAACAGGACGGGCTTCCCCACCTCGTTCTTGAACGGCTTCTCCAGAATGTGGGCCCGTCCGCCCGGAGTGGTGACGGTGGCAATCTGCCCCGAGGCCAGGTTCAGCCGGACATCCCCACAAAAGCGGCGGGCCTGCCTCCTGGCATAGCAGTAATGGCAGCCCTTCGGGCATCCAGTCACCGGGTTCCAGGTGAAATCACACCAGTCGATTGCGCTTTTATTCATCATGGCCTTCTTCCTTCCATTCAGTAATGATGCAGTCTCGGCAGTCATAGCCGCATCGCTGGCAGTAGTCGCAGAGACTGTAGCCGTCCTTATCTGCTGCCAGGATCATACTTTTCAGATCCGGCACGTTGACTCGGCGGTGAGGGCGGAGGAGCTCCAGCACCCTGGCGAGATAGTGGGCGGCATCCCAATCTCCGTACAGCTCCACGGAGCCTTCCGGCTCATCCGTTTTTTCAGATGCGGTCCAGATGGCCACCGCCCCACCTTCCGGGTTGAGCTCCCAATGAGCCTTGGTTTCTCTGATCACCTCACCATTCGGGCCGAGGGTTCTACAGCCCATCGTGGCATCGCCAATGCCGATACAAACAATGCTCATAACTGAGCCTCCTCGTAAAAAACATGGTATATCGCTTGAAATACCGGGAAAAACTGCGCTGGAACTACGGCGTTTCCGAGGCACTTAAGTCGGTCCACCCGAGAGGGAATCCCATGAGCCACTCGACCCACGTCGGGTTCAGCTGGCCACCATTCCCAGCAGCCATACTCCGACGTTCCTCCTCCGTAATCTGACCGGATGCCTCCAGGGCCTTGAGCTGTTGATAGTTCCCCGTCCCGCCGCAAAGCCCCGCCCCCGTCGTGGGCGTCGGGTACATCTGTGCGGCCGTCTGCAAATCCGGCCCGCCCTGCCGGGTCGCTGTTTGAGAAGCTCCAGCTCCGCATCGTCCTGTGGGAGTCGGCCATAGGGCAACTGCCCATCCCAGTTTGTTCGGCTTGGACCTCCCGTCGCCTGATTTCTTCAAGGAAATATCCATGCTTGCTTTGCAGGAATTTGGTGTCGGCCACATCCGCACCGCTTCCGGGAGCCCTTGCTGATGGCTGTTCGGCCCCCTGCATTTCCAGTCTGACGCTGTGGCTGTAGGCCACATCATCACGAATTCTGCCGGGCTCGGGGTTCGGCCCTTCCGCCGCTCTGGTGAGCGTAGAGAATGATTTCCCCCGGTTTGGCTGGCCGTCATCGTTCCAAGCCACAATGGCGCATCGGTCCCGCCGGTGCGGGGCATCGACACCGCAAGCCGGAATAATAAACGCTCTTGTTTGGTAACCCTGGTTTTCCAGGTCAGATAGCACTTGGTCGAGCGCCATATTGACGATGTTAGCAACGTTTTCTCCAACAACCCAAGTGGGCCGGAGCTCGTTGATGACTCTAAGCATTTCTGGCCAGAGATAACGGTCATCATCCTTGCCTCTGCGCTTCCCGGCACAGCTGAACGGCTGACAGGGGAATCCCCCGGAAATAAGCTCAACTGTTCGTAATCCTGTCCGCTCATAAAAGCTCTCCTTTGTCAGTGTTCGGATATCCTTCCAGCGTGGCACCTCCGGCCAATGTTTCTCTAATACTTTGGTGGGATAGTCCGCCCACTCGCACTGACCCACCGTCCTGAAGCCTGCGGCCTCCGCCGCCAAATCCAGACCTCCTATTCCCGAGAACAGGGAGAGGTGGGTTGGTATGTACGAGTTCAAGGCAATTAACCCTCCTTTGTCGTATCAAATAAGCTGTACTGGTTTTTGGCTTCTTCCTTCGCCAGCTCCTCGTGGCGCACCTTCATCTTGCAGGTGTGACCATAGCCGTCCTTGAGGGCCTGGGCGCTGGTAAGGAGGTCGCCGCAGCGTTTACATCTTCGGGCCGGGATACGGAATATCCCCTCATCGTAGTCGCTCATGGCCCGCACTCCTCTCTCGGTACATCTTCAGTCAGCCACCGAACACACCCGGCCTCGGTGGAAAACTCCTCTGTCCAGGCATCCCCGTCTCTGTTGTCGATGCCGATAAACTTCTTGCCGGCCTTACGGATGAATCGCCCAAGAGGTTCATACTTCCCGGTGACTTCACCGGAGTCCAGTATTTGCGCCGCTTCGTCTTTGCTGATATAGCGAATGCCAGCGGCGGTGGCTACCTCCCTGGGCGTCTCCTCCCGGAGCTTTCCGCATCGGTCGGGGTGGTTGAGACATGGGTTTTTACACCGGCCCAAGTCTGGGCACAATGCACAGCACTGGTTCATGTGCTTTTTGTCGCAGTTAAAAATACTGCATCGCATAATATCTCTCCTAAATCCAGGACTCCACGATGCAGGGATCGTCACTCTGGTCGCGGCGGAAGCGGATCAGGTCCTCCGGGATGGTTGCCCGAATCTCCTCCAGCGTCCCGGCAACGGCAATGTACCGGGTGGGCCTGTCAAGGTCCCAAAGCCGCGCCACAAACTGGCCAGGATAGTCTGCCGGGCTTTTGTATACGCAGATGATGGGGGCTTTTACTGTGCGCCGGATCTGTGCAAGATTAAACCGCTCCACAGTGATGTCATTCCGCTCCATGAGGTTTATCCCTCCATGCAAAAAGGTTGTTGATTATGTCCAGATAGGGCAGAACGAACTTTCCGCCCTGTTTGATTTCCCATTCAGGGAGCAGCAGCTCCGGCGATACGCTGGCCTGCCCAGGAGTCCACCAGATGGCGCCATATTCCTCGACCATTCCCTTTGCGCCCCGCCGCGGGCAGTTTGCCCAGGCTTCCCTTCCGGCCCGCCAGAAAGGCCAAGGTACTGCGAAGAAGCGCCTCATGCTGAAGCTGACCACCACCAAGCCAACGGCAGCGGGGCTCCGGCAAAAGTCATCCAAGTACTCCGCTTGGTGCTGCTCCACCCGGTCAAAGCGGATGCGGCCATCCTCGGTGTGCTTGGCCTCCACCGCCACGGGGATGTTGTAGTAGCGGCCAAGGTAGTCCACGCAGCTCTTATGTTCCACCTTGCAGCCCGTGATCTGCCCCCGGTGATCCCGCAGCGGCAGGAATTCGGTGGGCACCTTATGTACGCAAGCCTGTCCGCCGGCCTGATACCGGCTGTGCGCTAGGTTCAGTAGGTCCTCAAAGGGGCGGCCCCTGTTGGCGAGTCTGCTTTTCATCAGGTCACCCCTCCAAATATCCCGGCGGCGACGGCGTTCTCCAGTTCCTTGGTGATGTAGAGCACCGTCCCCTTTCCGATGCGGTTTCCGGTGCCGGTGCGGCCCTCTAGGAATTTCACGAACAAGCGGGCACCTTCCTCGCTAGGCTGGGCTGCGGCCCCCTGCTGATCGGCCAGCTTGGCACCTTCCTCCATGCCGCGGCCATAGGTGCTGTCAATGAAATCGCAGAGCTGTGCGTCGGTCATTTTGCGGAGTCGGGTAGCCCGGTCATGGATCGCCCGCTCCTCATCGGACCGGCGGCAGTTCTTTTTCCTGTTACTCATATGGTCCTCCTTATTTCGTCCGCCAGTCATCCCAGATCATTTCAATGCCAGAGCACATCTCCGTGAGGCGGCTGATGGTCTTGGCTGCCGTAACGCCATCGTCCCAGTCCGGGGTCATGCGGCGGATCAGGTTCTCTCCCGAGTAATTGGTGGTGATGATGATGGGCATATAGGCTTCATACCTGGCGTTGATGATGGTGTAGATTTGGGTGATACCCCAGGTGGTGGGCTGCTCGGTTCCGATATCGTCGATGATCAGCAGTGGAACTTCTTCATAAATCCGCATGATCTCTGCCTCGGTAGCCTCGCCTGGTCGGTCAAAGGTCTGCTTGATGCGGGCCAGGAGGTCGATCATCGTCATGCAGATCACCGGCGTACCACCATGAATCAGCTGATTGGCGATGGATGCCGCCAGATGGGTTTTCCCTGTCCCATTGGTACCGGAAATGAACAGGCCGTTGCGCTCTTTGGCCGGCGGGGTGACCCGCCCTCGCTCATCCCTACTCGGGAGCATAATGGGGAAGCTGTCGGCATACCGTTTGGCGGCCCCGTAGGCTTTACGGTTGATGTTGGTGACTTCAAACCGCTCAAAAGTCCGGTTCAGAAAGCGCCCCCGGAGGCCGCTGTCCTTGATCAGCCTCCCAATGCGGGCTTGGATACGCTCCTGCTCCTTCCGGCGCTTTTCTGCCGCCTCAGCGGCCCTCTGAGCGGCCTCCTGCTGCTTCCAATATTCCTGGGCCTGGGGGCAAGAGCAGTGCTCTGCCTCATCAAACCAAGTGAAAACATACTTATGCCCCGGCATAATGGCTCCATAGTGGTAGAGCATCCGACCGCAGTAGGGACAGGGTTCCGGGGCCGGAGGCTCCGAATTGTATGTGTAGCCCTCTGCTTTCGCCTCATTCGGGTGAATTTTGTAGCGGTCCGGCAAGGGCTCCGGCTCATTCGTCTGCTTCCTCGGCGGGGTGGAAGCCACCGATTCCGGCCCCCGCCCCCGCTGCTCCCGGCGGTCCAGTGTCCTTCCCATGGTCTGGTCCAGGGCCTTTCCGATTTGCTCCATGTTTCCGTCGCTCCCTTTCTGCCTCTAATCTGTCCCAATCCACAACATTCCGCACCTTTTGCTTGGCGAGGTTCCGTAGAATACCACGGATATAATTCCAGTTTTGCTTTTCTGCTCCGCCATCTATGGCTTTATTGATGGCTTTCAAACAAACCTCCGGGCTCAGGGTTTCGGTGTATCCCTTCAGCTCATCCAGGCTTGTTTGCGAGGGCGTTGGGTTAATCCTGTCCAAGAAGAGGGACATTACTGCGTCCAGGCCCTCATTAACGGTCCCCTCTGGCTGCCCAGCACCTGGACCGCCCTCATCTTCCCCAAAGTTGGGGGGAGGCGGAATCTCGCTGGGCTTTTCCTTGATGTGCGGGTTTTGGTGCTTTTCAAATTTTGTTACTTGAATATAGCTCCGGTCCTCCACCTGATAGCGGATGATGAATCCGTTGGTGTTTAGGGATTCCAGCATATTATCCACATCAGCAACGGTCACGTCATCGTAGCCGAGAATGTTTTTCTTCAGCCGGAGCGGCCGGTCCTCAAGGCGGCCTGCCCTATCCGCCTGCCCCCATAGGCCAATGAACAGGAGGCGGGTCAAGGGAGAGAGGCCACCCAGGAGCTCATTGTCAAAAAAACTGGGTTTTATGCTTCTTGTCCTTGCCATAGGCGGATAACCTCCCTGTCAGCAGACGTACACTTCCGCGCCGGTCTGCTTTTGTACCTCTTCCCGGAATCGTTGTTCTTCGCTGTTATCGCTGCTCAGATGCAGGAGATAGATCTGGCGCAGCTTCCGCAGGTCGTTGGCTCGGAGCATATCCAGCAGGTGTTCCAGGCTCATGTGGCTTTTCATTAGGCGCGGCACCCGCTCAATGGGGATGTAGCCCGCCTCCACGCTACGCTGGATGCCCTCTCGGGAGTAATTGCATTCGGCCATGATGTGGGTCAGCCCAGTGAAGCGGTACCGCACGAAATAGGTGTCTGTGAAGTAGAGCAGCTTCTCCCCGGTGGCCGTACTGGTGAGCAGAAAGCCAAGGGGCTCCGGTACATCATGCTCCACATCGAAAGGCAGGACCTGGAAGGTTCCCAACCGAAACTCCTCCAGAGCTTTCACCGGGTGCATCCTGTGCCCGGCAAGACCGCAGGCGTCTATGGTACCCTGGCTGGTATAGATGTCCATCCCCAGCCGGGCAAGGCCAGCGACGGCCTTGCTGTGGTCTTTGTGGGCGTGGGTAATAAGGCACCCGGCGAATTGCCGCAGGCGGAAGCCGCTGCCGACCTGGAGGGCTTTTACGGGTATTCCCGCATCCAGCAGCACCGTTGTCTGCCCATCTCCGACGATGTAGGCATTACCTGTGCTGCCGGATGCGAGAGCCTTGATTTCCATTAGAACGAGGGCCCGCCAATGGTGGTCTGACCGTCCGCCGTGGCCGCTCCGGCGGTGGCCTGGGGGGCCGGTGTGCCAGTGCTGGCAGGCACAGGCTCCTTGGTGATCTCCCCGGTGCCCCGGTCCACCTCAAAGCCCTGGGGCGGTGCTGGCAGTTCCGGGGTGGGAGCACCAGGCAGCGCTTGGGGCGTGGTATCAATGACGTCTCCGTTGGCGTAGATATCGATCACATCCTGAGCCTCCAGCTCAGCAATTCTGGCTTCCCGGAGCTTCATGTACTGGTAGCTGTCATCCACTTTCTTGGGATCGACCGGCATATACTTGGCGCTGTAGACCTCCCGCTTGATGGTTTTTAGGCACATTTCCTCAAACCAGCCATCGGTCTGCTGTTCGACCTGCTTGCCGTTCTCCCAGACCTTTTGTGTGCCGCCCCAGAAGTTGGCGGAGGCATACTTGGGTTTGCGCTTCTCAATATCTCGCAAGGTCATAATGACCAGCTTGTTCTTCAGCGGGTCCTGATACTCGATGTAGCCGAAGCCGCCGACGATTGCGCCCCGATTGAAGGCGTCGTTGATGGCGAACTCGTAGCTCTCCACCCGGATGCCAGCTGTTTTCTTGATGGGGCGGAAGGTGTCGTTGGAGTAGACCAGCTCGATAGTGACTGCTGCCGGCGGCTCTAAGGCGTACTTCTCAGCGATATACTGGATGCCGTTGTAGCCAGGCATCAGGTTTACATCGTACTTCTGCGCCTTGTTATTCTTGAAGGGGATGGCGAACAGGTGGTTCTTCTGCATCATATCCAGCCCCATGCGGGCGTAGTGGACAACGTCCAGCGCCAGATCGTTCAGGTTCACATTCTCCCAGGTGATGGGGAGGGGATTGTCGTACTTATGATCCCGGTTGTTGTCGTTCTTCCGCAGACGCTCTTCCTCGGCGGCCTTCAGGGCCCGGTCGATGGCGACGAAGTAGCCCTGGATCAGCTGGCGCTGGTAATCGGTGACTTGGATAGCACCCACGCTGCTGCCGAACTCCATCATCACCTTGCTGGTGAAGCGTTCGGACATATTGGGCTTCTGATCCCCCTGAGTCTGGAGGGTCCCGGTCTGAGGCTGGGGCGCGGGGGCGGGGGTGGTGGTCTGCGTTCTCTGGTTGGTTGCCATTTTCATATCCTCCTTATTTGCTCCGCCGGGTAAAGGTGATCGGCGGCAGTTTAATGGGTTTGAGCTTCTCAGCCAGGGCGGCGGCCACCGAATCGGCCCGCTCCAGCTCGTCAGCCATGTGGCGGTAGAGGTGGATCAGGAGTGGAGCGTCCTTGACCGGGATAGTAGCGGCGGCCGGCTTGAAGCGGCCAAAGTAGTCGATGGTGCCATCCTGGATGATCTGCTGGGCCTCGGGGAACTTCTCAGCATCGATGGCTTCCAGTGCCCGTGTCAGGTAGGGGTCGTTGGTCTTGGGTTTTCCGAACATCATGCCGCTGCGCCTCCTTTCGACTCGTCCAGTTCCAAGCGGAGCTTGGCATCCTGCTCGGAAACCACCAGCCGGACCGTTTGCATGGCCGTATGAGCCAGCCGGGTCACGCTCTCGGCGTTGTCGATGAATACCGGCATGGAAATCCCCCAGTGGCAGGCCAAGGTCTCAATGATCTCCAGCCCGGCATTGATGCGGGCAGCGTTGTTGGCATCCCGGAAGGGAACCATGGAGCCCGCCTCATTGGGTACCAGAACCTCGCAGTCATCCTTGACGCCGCCGTTTACCTGTTCCAAGAAAAGCCGGAACCGGACATTCTTGAACTTCCCGTTTATGCGGTCGGTGAGCATCCTGACCTTGGCCTTGGTGAACTGCTCGCAAAGGTAAATCCCCTTCTCCAGTTCCTCGTACTGCGCCGACAGAGCCTTTTCCTGATCCTGCAGCTCTGCGATACGCTTCCGCTGGGCCTCCGCCTGATCCGCCTTGCCCTTCTGCTGCTGGAGCTCGCGGGACTCGGCGTAGACGGCCTGAATCTGGGCGTTCAGGGCCTCCAAGGCGGTGGTGGTAGTCTGGCCCGCCCCAGCCTCTGCGGCCTTGCTGGCGGCCACCGCGGCGGCGAGGCTGGCATATTCTGCGGTCTGCTCGAAGGGCGCGGGTGTTACCAGTTGGGCCTGTAGCGCAGCCTGCTCATCGGTGAGTTTCTTCAGCTCCGCCTCAGCGGCATCGAACTCCGTCTGGAGCCCGGCAATCTGCATCTGAAGGCCCTCAATCATCTCCTTACTGGCCTCCCGCTGGCCTTGCTGGTTGACCGCCTGAAGGCGGTTGCTCTTGCCAATATTGAACGCCTCCCGCATTTGGGTGACGTCCTCTGCAGGGAGCTCCCGGTGGCAGGTCGGGCAGACCGCCTGCCCCTCGTCCCAGGTCTCGGCCTGGATAGAAGCGTATTCCTGCAACAGGTCCGCCCGGCGGCTCTGGAGCCGCTCCAGGTTCATGCTCTGGCGGTCAATCTCCGCCCGGAGGTGGTATTTCCCGCTCATGGCCGTAGAGATGCGCCCCTGGAGCTCTGTAATGGAAGCCTGGGTGCCTTGGTTGGCCTCTGCCGCTCGGTTGAGGTGAGCGGTGCGGGCCTCCGCCAGTGCCGCCTCAGCGGCAGCCACCCGCTTACGAGCCTCCGCTGTGGCAGTATCCCCGGCCAGGAGGGCGGCTTTCTGCTCCATCAACCCGTCCTGCTTGGTCTGGAGGGCCGAGAGCTGGGCATCAATAGCCGCTACATCAATGGTTTCCTCCGGGATGGCCCTCTGGGCCTCGTCGATGCGACCGGGGATGCCCAGGAGCTGTTTGTTGATGTCAGCCTTTTGGGCGGCGGCGATCTTCTTGTACTCATCCACTGTATAGTGCTGGTCAGCGGTGCCCGGCATCAGGAGGTAGGAGGGGAGCTCCATCAACTCGCCGTTGCTGGCAATCACCTCGGTGTCGGTGACATCCCCGCAAACCTCCAGTAGAATTTTCCGGCGGGCCTCCCAGGGCATATCCTCTGGGAAGTAGTGGGGCATGGTCAGCATCTTCATCTGCTCGGCCCCGCCGCAGAAGCCCAGGAGGGTGGCGGTGTATTCCTTCTCCTTGACCGGAATACCGTCGATGAAGAAGTCCACGCTGTGGCCGCTGAACTCATCCGCAGACGAGCCACGCTTTTTCTTGTAGTTCTCATGGAAAACCTTCCGGAGCGTTACCAGTCGGCCACCGTCCATGGTGAACTGCGCCTCGGCGGCGTGGTCGAGGTAGTGGACGTCCCCGTCCGGACCCTTGGTCTTGGGGGTGTAGCCCTTGGCCCCGGTGCTGGGGCGGTCAAAAAGGAGCCACGTCAGCGCGTTGAACAGGGTGGTCTTGCCGGTGGCGTTATCGCCGTAGATGCTGGCGCTCTGGCCGTTGAAGTCGAATGTGGCGGCCTTGATGCCCTGGAAATTCTCAAGCCGTAGGGTATTGATTTTCATGCCGCATCTCCTTTCAGGATTGACATTGGATGGTGTTGAGTGTTATATTTGTGGTGGTGAGAAGGCCGTCCTCTTCGGAGGCGGTCTTTTTTTGTGCGCTCATGGCGCAGTAGGTGGAAAGGACGCTGAACGCGATATGCTCCTGCACCAGCTTGCCGAGGTACCATGGCTGGCTACGGGCCCCGCCGTTGTCCCCATACAGCTGAATGATGCGGGACAGCTTCTGCGCCGCTGGTGGGTAGGCTTCGGCCCACTCGGAGTCCGTCAGCTCACGCCCCAGGTAACCGGAGGCTTCGTTCCTTACATCCAGCAGAAACCGCGGTGCTTTTGGGTTCGGCATGGTCTATTCCTCCAAGCTGGAGAAATGGGTGCCTTTGCACCAGAAGTAGTCTTCCGTGGGGGCGTAGTCGCTGATCGGCATCTTGTGCGGATCAGCACCGCAGATGTGGTCGCCCTCCCCGATGACCGTGAACTCGGCGCACTCCTCGCAGCGGCAGGCCGACTTACCGATGATGGTCTTGACTGCGGGCTTGAAGGCGGCGATCTCCGCCTCCGGCACATCCGCCTGGACCACCATGGCGCGGGCGGTGCCGTGGTTGGTCTTGATGTCCACGATGTCTCCGACATCCACCGGCTCAGGCGTGTAGTAGCTGTACACCTTGCCCGCCGGGGTGCCGCCCTTGAAAAACCGGACCTTGATGATGTTCGTCATGCAGATTTTTCCTCCTTTTTGGTCTCAGCGGCCTCCCGCCGCTCCGGCTCCTGCCCTCTGTTCTGGCAGTCGCACCGCTCTCCGGGGTCAAGGTGGCTGCCGCAGTGAGGGCAAATGTTGTAATAGGGCATGGCGCTTACTCCTCCTTTCTCCAGGGGTTGCCGCCTCTCCGAATCTCCCGGAGGTCCGCCAACCAATCCTTCACAGTCCTCTTCCCGGCATAGTAGATGGCCGGGAGTGCCAGAAGGAGACACTCACCGCCGCAAGCTTCATATCCCCGCTCTGCCAGCGCAAAAGCGTGGCCAAGTTCGTAGGTAATGCCCGTCAGGCAGAGGATAATAATCAGCTCCAGCACTGTGAAAATCAGCCGTTCATTTACTTTCACCGCATTCAACTCCTTTCCGCTAAATGTAAAGCCTCTCCATTAGGTATTTCCGGGACACCCGGCCCGAGGTGGTAACAAAGCCCTGGGCTTCCAGCTCCTTGTTGAGCTGCTGCATGATACGGTAGGCCCGGCTCTCGCTGACCTCACACAACTGCATGACCTCCCGGACCTTAACGTACTTGGGAACTTCCTGCTCCTTCCGTTCGATATCTGCCATGGCGTGGGCCCTCCTATTGTCCGACGTACTTCTGCATCCAAAGGCGGAGCTCCATCGAGGCGCGTTCCATGGCCTCCAGGTTCTTCATCACCTGTTCCAGCTGGGGAACCTCGTCCTGGGTGATCTGGCTGTCGCCGGCAATCTCCAGAATAATCTGCTGTACACAGCTGGCCCCCTGCATGGCCGACATGACCTTAAGGGCTAGGCGGTCGATTTGTAGCAGCTCGCAAGGTGGGATTGTCTTTTTGCCCAGCGGGCAGAGGCCGGCGCAGTAGTGATTGCAGAGCTGGGGGGCCTGGTAGGTGTGGGCCATCATCAGGACTTCCTCGGGGTAGGGAACGAGGACCCCGGCCTCGATGCGGGCCAGGCGGGTACGGTCAATGCCGGTTTCCTCCGCCGCACCCTCACGGCTTCCCAGATGGTCGTTGCACTTTTCCGCCGCTTTTCGTGCGAGATAAAATACATTGTCAGCCGCTTTCGTGGCATTTCTGGGCATTTATTATCCTCCTTCCTTGTGATAAACTTTTTTTAGGTTGGTCGGAGCTCTCTTTTGAAGAAACTTCATCCGCAAAAAAAATCTCCTCAATGGTAAGCCCCCAGTGAAGGGACAGCTTGAAGGCTTCCTCCAGCGTTACGGGATGATAGCCGATCTCCCGTTTGCAGTAAAGGACTGCGGATTTAAGCCCCAAGAGCTCCGCCAAGTCCCGCTGCGTTTCATGGTGCTCCAGTCGTAACTCCCGCATCCTGTTTGCCATCTTGGACCCCCTTTTCTCGAAAAATTCTTTTAAGGAACTTCTGTGTGGTCATATACTAACACTTCTTTTTAGGAATGTCAAGCCATTTTCAAAAGAAATTTCTTTTCCAGCAAATTTCTCCTTGTGTTTCTCAAAAAGAAATAGTAGAATAGAAGGGACAAGTGGAGGTGTATGTTATGAATCGAGTATCTATGCTCCGCAAAGAAGCGGGTTTGAGCCAAAAGGAATTAGCCGCCCGGCTCGGGGTGCAGCCATCGGTGGTGTCCAAATATGAAAATGGCGGCATCCAGCTCCAAGAGGATACGCTCCGTCAGCTTGTCATCATCTTCGATGGAGTGTCAGCGGATTTCATTTTAGGGCTGTCCGATGACCGGAAGCGCGGCACATCCCGCACCACACCGCAAATCGTCTGGGACGCAGTTGCTTTGGTAGAAGGAGCCGACACACTTTCGGAGGAAAACCGCACTCTGCTCCTGGACTGTATCAAGGACCCGGAGATTCTGGCTCTGGCCGGCCGGTTCCAACGTCTGTCCAAGAAATCAAAGCGCCGGGTGGTGGAGTATGTGGATCTGCTGAAGTTGGCCGACGAGCAGGCCAAGGCCGAGCGGCAGGAGCTGTCCGAGGAATAAAAAAGCGCCCCGGCTGGTGGCCGGGGTGATCTTGCAAAGGGGGGTGGCTTCATGCCTGCTTATAAATACACAACCAAGGATGGAGCTGTCCGCTGGATGGCGTCGTTCTGGTATTTGGACTGGACCGGGAATCGGAAAAAGAAAAAGAAGGAGGGCTTTGAGCGCAAAAAGGATGCCCAGGATTTTGAGCGGGAATTTCTGCTGAAGGCGGAGAAGCGGTGCGATATGTCCTTCGCTTCCTTGGTGCAGCTCTACCAGGAGGATGCTGATCACCGTGTTCGGGGGACCACCAGAGGGACACAGGACAGCATCATCAACACTTGGCTGCTCCCGTTTTTCGGTAAGCTCCAGGTGGACAAGATCGATGCCGTCACTGTTCGCAAATGGCAGAACGAGATGATGTCTGCCATCAATCCGCACAACGGACGCAAATATGCTCCCTCTTACCTCCGCACCGTCAACAGCCGTCTGTCCGCCATATTCAACTATGCGGTGATGTACTATGGCCTGCGGCAGAATCCGTGCTTGCCGGCCGGTTTCATGGGGAAGAAGAAGGCCCGCAAAATGGAATTCTGGACAACCGCCGAGTTTGACACCGCCCTGGAGCAAGTCACGAAGCCCGGCTTCCGGGTGGCGTTCCAGATCATGTACTGGTGTGGGCTCCGGGTGGGAGAGTGCCTGGCGTTGACCCCTACAGATATTCTGCCTTCCAAGATGGTGAGGATCAGCAAGACTCACCACAGGAAAGCGGGGGAAGATGCCCCAGGCCCGCCCAAGACCGACAACAGCGTCCGAGAGGTTCCCATGCCAGCATTCCTCTATGGCGAGGTGCAGAGCTACATCTCCGCCCTCTACGAAATCGAGCCGGGGGATCGCATTTTCTATTTCAACCACGGCACCCTGAACCGGGAGCTGGATCGTGCTGCGGAGGCGGCCGGAGTCCAGCGAATCAGGATACATGACCTTCGGCACAGCCATGCCGCCTTGCTGGTGGACTTGGGTTACTCCATCGTGGCCGTAGCCGAGCGCCTGGGGGACACGGTGGAGGTGGCCATGGCGACCTACTCCCATCTGTACCCAGACAAAAAGCAAGGGATGGCGGATGATCTTGACCGCCGGGCGAGGGGGAAGCCTCCGGCAACTCCCAGCGGCACCGACTCCCTCGACGACGTGTCAGAGCGACTCGAACAGGCCGAAAAAGGAGCTGTTTGAGGCAAACGGTACGTTTCCGGTACGCCAAAGAAAAAGAATACCACGACGCAACACATCATTTTGTGTCTGTGTCGTGGTATTTATCATATCAAACGCAATATATAGTGTACGCTCTAATAATTAATTTATTCCCACTCTATGGTCGCCGGGGGCTTGCTGGTGATGTCATACACGATTCGGTTAATCCCCTTCACCTCGTTGACGATGCGGGTGGACACCCGATCCAGCAGCTCATAGGGCAGGCGGGCCCAGTCGGCGGTCATAAAGTCGGAGGTGGTCACCGCTCTGAGGGCCAGGGTATAGTCATAGGTGCGTCCGTCCCCCATCACGCCCACGGAGCGGGTGTTGGTGAGGACGGCAAAGTACTGGTTGGCGTTCCGGTCCTCGCCGGCCTTGGCCATCTCCTCCCGGAAGATAAAATCGGCCAACCGCAAGGTATCCGCCTTTTCCTTGGTGATGTTTCCGATGATACGGATGGCCAGGCCAGGCCCCGGGAAGGGCTGGCGGCTGACCAGATACTCGGGCAGGCCCAGCTCGCGGCCCAGCTGGCGGACCTCGTCCTTGAAGAGCATCCGCAAAGGCTCCACAATTTCCTTAAAGTCCACATAATCAGGCAGGCCGCCCACATTGTGGTGGCTCTTGATGACGGCGGCGTCCCCCGCCCCCGACTCGATCACGTCGGGGTAGATGGTGCCCTGGGCCAGAAAGTCCACGGCCCCCACCTTTTTCGCCTCCTCCTCAAAGACCCGGATGAACTCCTCGCCGATGATCTTCCGCTTGCGCTCCGGATCCTCTACCCCGGCCAGCTTGGCCAGGAAGCGGTCCTCGGCGTCCGCGCGGACGAAGTTCAGGTCCCACTTGGCGAAGGCCTCTTCCACCTCGTCCCCCTCGTCGAGGCGCATCAGGCCGTGGTCCACAAAAACACAGGTGAGCTGAGATCCCACCGCCTCGGCCAGCAGAGCGGCGGCCACGGAGGAGTCCACCCCGCCGGACAGGGCCAGCAGCACTTTCCCTGTGCCGATCTTCCGGCGAAGCTGGGCAATCGCCGTCTTTTTATAGTCCCCCATGGTCCAGTCGCCCTTGGCGTGACAGACCTCAAAGAGGAAATTCCGGATCATATCCACCCCGTGCTGGGTGTGGTTGACCTCCGGGTGGAACTGCACCCCGTAGAACCCCCGCTTCTCGTCGGCGATGGCCACGTTGGGGCAGGCGTCGGACCGGGCGGTGAGGGCAAAGCCCTCGGGCACCTTGGCCATATAGTCCCCGTGGCTCATCCAGGATACGCCCTCCTCGGGCAGCCCCTTGAACAGCCTGCACGAGGTGTCGTAACGGGTGAGGGTCTTGCCATACTCCCGGGCAGAGTCGTCCTGGGCGGGGGTGACCTGCCCGCCCAGGGAGTAGGCCAGGTGCTGGCAGCCGTAGCAGATGCCCAGAATGGGCACGCCCCAGCTGAAAATTTCCGGGTCCACCCGGGGGGAGCTGTCCAGATAGACGGAGTTAGGCCCGCCGGTGAAAATAATCCCAATGGGCTCCATGGCCCGGAGCTCCGCCAGGGGGGTGCTGTAGGGCTTGACCTCGCAGTACACATTGCACTCCCGCACCCGGCGGGCGATCAGCTGGTTGTACT